ATTCCTTATCCTAGCGAATATTATGGACTGCTATAATGCCAAGATTGACAAGATTACCGAATCATTAGCAGGTAAGGACATGGACGGATTGAACGTTGAAAAGCTAATCTATATCTTTGATAAAATAGAAAGTGCTGACGTGGAACTAACAAAGTTCAAGTTTATCCACCTTGCACACCTTATGTATATTGGGGATTGCTGGAAGTCTAAAAGCCTACACCATGCCTTTGACGTTGACATGGTGAACGATACAGCGATTAGCGTTGCCGTATCAGTTAACTATACAACTAGCGGAACTAATAGCAGTGAAGTGAACGTAAAGCGTATCGAAAGTATGGCAAAGAAGTTGTATTTACACTTTAGCACCGCACAGGTAGAAGCACCACAGACAGCGCAAGCCGTTGAAACATTAGACCCAGACACACTGTAAGATCAATGTTTCACGTGAAACATTAAAGTATAACAATGCGGTGCATACCATGACAGGTATGCACCACTACATACAGTATGAAGGGTAGGTATAGACTATGTATGCTAAATATGTAAAGGGTGAACAACTATCACCAACAGAAACCGAATCACTAATCAAACAATGCGCTGACTTGTACCAAGCGGAATTAAAATTGCGTAATGCAAGATTAAGAATACAATCAAGACTTGATTATGATGTTTCATTTGTGCATGTGGGTGAAGTGCTAGAACTTGACAGGGAACTACTAGCAGAACAACCAGACAGTTATTGTATCAAGGTTAGGAATACACACAGTAAGCGCATTGAATATATTACTAAACAACAATTAAGAAAATAAACGTATGAAATTAAAAAAGACTAGTCTTGCGACTAGTCTTTTTTTTTTGCCCTAACACGTTTCACGTGAAACATTGACACACCACAGCCGGTAGGGTGGGGGTGGGTTTACATTTTTTGGAAAGGTTGGGTTTTGTTGGAAGGGCCTATCCATTGTAAACGACATCACTTTTTAAAATTTGAAAACCATTAAATTGTTTTTTATGCAAAATCAAACATCACGAAATTGACATAAAAATAGGGCTACTAAAAAGTAACCCATACAATCATCAATCTTTTACTTACTTACATCAAAGTCATTTTCAATAACATTCATTGCATGTTCGAATGTGTTATATCCCGACATTTCATTAGCTATAATAACAACTTCATCTTCACTTAGAATTCCTTTTTTATATAAAAGGTAAGACATAATATGAAACATATTACTTTCTTTTAATCCCAATTCTTTCCAATCTTTCATTTCTATCTTTAATAACATCCTAATTACCAGCATTTCACACAATTTAATTTATATAGACATAATTACTAATAACATTCTACATTGGTCTTAACATAAATCTGTGTACAATAACACCCAACTATATTTTCAGAAGTCTTTTCACAAATTAATCTTCTTACTAAATCAATTAATTCCTGTTCTGTAAATTCATACATATATCTTTCATGTTCATCTTGATTTTTTATTATACCGGTAAATTCTACGCAAATTTTATTCATACTTAGCACCACTTAAATAATAATTCACCAAATCCAAACCCAGCCGCACCTTTATGTCCACCACCACCAAAACTTTCAGCAATCTTAGAACAATCAACATCATTGTACTTAGAAAATATTGAATAGGAATATCTACTACCATTAAACACCCATACACATACTAATGGGTAGTTGTTTATTTCTTCGCCAAATATCCAACTGTTTGTTTTTCTGTTAACCACCAAAGCCTTATACCCACAGATTTCAGATTCATATGCAAACTGTTTTCGATATTGTTCATTGTCTTTGTCGACATATCTTTTAATAGCGGTTCCATTAGAAATAATCTTTTCAAGCATACTATTAACTTGCTTCTTCAAACTGCTTTTAGTATTCAATTCTTTCCAAACTAAATCTAATGCGTCATAATCTTCGGATTCTATTCCAAGTTTAAAATATGTAGTATGTGGTTCAAACTTAAACTTCCAACAATCATAATCGCTAACCAATTGAACATGATATGGGATGTCATCAAATCCACAATTATATAAATACATATACGTAAGACCCGCCCCACTAATTCCATCTAATCTAATCCCATTAATCAAGACCAATTCTTTGTGTGCTTTAATTAATTCTAAGCTTGAATTATGATGGTCAATCCATACAATGTTACAATTCTTATTAATTAAACTGTCCAAAACCCATAATGTTTTTTCTGTAAAAGAATAGTCAACAAAGTAAACCTTTTCATTTTCTACAATATCATTTAACATTGGTGATAAATCCATCATATAGTCTACTTCATGGTAATTATTTACATTATAGTCATTTTCATACTGTGCCACAATTGAACCAGCACATCTACCATCAAGGTCGTTATGGTAAAAACATTTCATATAAATCTCCTTCTATACATTACCGGCAAATATATAAGGTATGTTGAATAGGAATACAACCATTGCAAGCCATACTGTGACCACAATGACTGTTCCTACGCAACTCTTGTTTACATCTTTTTTATATAATACCTTATTTTTAACATTTTTATTTAAAGACTTTTTATATTCTTCTTTTATTACTTTAGCTTCATATGCTGTATTTCTTCTGGTCTTACTTTCTGTGAAAAACATCATTCCAACATAACATCTTCTTGGATAGCTTCTCATATATTATACCTCTTTTTTCTTATTTTTTATTTATTTTTATTAATATTAATTAATTAAATTTATAATTTTCTTCAATTCTAAAAATATCTTGAATTGGAATCTTTACCACATTATCTTCTATATAGATACAATAGAAAGAACCTTTTTCATATGTATTTTTTACATTTTTATAAATCAAAGCTTGTGATGTGTTTTTTAATTCTATCTTAATCATTTGCCTTGCTCCTTTTCCAATTCATCAAGCCTATCCAAATAATCATCCAGCTTCTCGTCCGAAATTACCCAACCTTCTACTGTAATATTCCATTCACAATAGTCTACTAATATTCTTTTAAGTCTACCAAAATCAATTACCATATTACACCTCGTACCCACTTACTTTTAAGTTACCATTATCTTTATCAAATACTATAATTGCACTTGGAAATGGTGCAGAATTTATAGCTTCACCAAACTTTAATCTTCCTTTGATTAATCTAATTTCAGAAGCCTTCATACAGTAGTCATGCCAATACTTGGTATCTGTTCTTGATGGTATCAGACACACTACCGTAGCACCTTTTAAACTTTCTTCATATGCTTTCTTTAACCATTGGTTAATTCCTCTGCCATAAGGTGGGTTCATCCAACATACACCTTTCCAGTCTTGAATTAAACCATTAATCTCTGGTGTATAATATTCTTTACACTTAGCAGTTTGTGGTAAAGCGCATACATCTAAAGTGAAATTAAATTCAGAATTTAGAATATCAAATAAGTCTTGTGGCGTTTCCCATGTCATATCATTACTTGAAAACATTAATTCGTTATTCATTGCTTACTCCATAATTACAATTTATACATTTCACAAATTATCCTTATTGCGTTATTAATTAAATCACATTTGCTTTCTTGATTAAATAATGCGGAATCTATTGTAAACATATAATTTTTTAAAATATAATTCTTATTTTCTTTATTATTGGGGTCTCTGCTTCTTATCCACTGCTTAAATTCCCCAATATATTCGCCATTCGAAAGTATATGCATATATTTATCTATAACTACATCATTTACTTCTTCTGTAAAAATTATCGTCGGACATTCTCCGTTTTTATGACCTTCGCATGAAAACTCTGTTGTTAATCCTATTTTATTAAAACAATATACAAGAATTTTTATATTTTCATCAATATCATTATAAGGAATATTATTTTTATTAAAATATTCTTTAATATCTTCCATTTATTACTTACCCAACATTAAACAAACATTTATCAAAGATTGTTTAAGCCTTTCAACTTCTTCTGCAAGTTCACATATTTGTTTACACTGTCTATAATATTCAGCTTCATAATTTACACAACATACATCCTTTTCATCATTCATCAAATTCACCCGCTATTTTCTCATATTCAAATAGAAATGGTTTAGGCATATAATCCCACGCAATAACACTTAACTTATTATTGTTGCTATCTAAAAATTGTTGTTCTTTATTATACCACTTAGCAGATGTTGATATTCTTGGATAGTATAATGTAACCAAATATTCATCATGCTTAACTGGATGGACTACTTCTAAATCTTTCCACATATAAATCCTTTCGATTATACTTTAGTTCTCCAATCATAGTATTGACGATGGCAAATACTTCTTGTTGGAATCTTAGTCCCACACATAGGGCATTTAATACTCCAATCTTCACATGAACCAAAAATTCCATCTTGGTCAAAGACATAATTTTCTTCACCCTCATTAAACTCTATTAAACTTTTACAACTAATACATCTTGTTGTATATAATTGTATATTACCAGATTCTATTATTCTCATATAATCACCTATATAAGTTCTACTTCATAATCGTTTTTAGGTTTCTTGAAAAAACTACACATCCATTTTTCAAAATCATCGTTATCATTATAGTTTATTGAAATCCCGCCACCGTCAGATATACTAGATATAAACTCGCCATCATACCATGATATTTTTTCTGATCTTTTTCCTCTTTGTGTTCCACCATCATTTTCAGCAGAACCACCAACTCTGGCACCATATGCCGCCGAAAAATATACTGGTTCTGTCATATATTTATATACTTGATATTTATTTTCGTTTACATTTTCCACTTCAACATCTTTATCTTCTACGAAGTTATGTGATTCATATGTAAAATCTTTTATGTTTTTAAGTTCTTTGAAATCCATGATATTCACCCCTTTTAATTATTGGAGCGAGTTATTACACCCGCCCCTACTTTACATTTATATGTATTATAGCACTGATGCTACAAGACATGCCCTATATTTTGCGTTATTCCCTACCGGAAGAACTGCTAACATATACGGAACATCCATTTCCTTTACATATACATAAGAATCATCGTCACTGATAAATGCGGTTGCTGTAATTTCCTTTGAAATGTCATATTCATAGATTAAATTTTCCAAACTTGCAAGAATCGCTTCGTCAAACGGTTCAAGGTCTGAATATTCACCATCTACTGCATTAACATACTCTACAAAATCTGGTGTATAATTAAGTGTGCACTTCACACCATTTCTTAACACCTCTTCAATTGTCTGTTCAATTTCAAAATTCATAAATATCTCTCCTTTTGTTATTAAAAATATTTATCAAAGTCCACATATTCATACTTAGTTAAGTTTTTTATGCAGACGCCGAAACATGTTCCTAGTATATGATTATCTAATGTAAAATTATTATGGAATGAATTACCATCTATAATAGTAGTAAAACATATTACATTATTTTTTATATAACTATATACTTTATATTCATTTCCAATATAATTAAGCTTATCAAATATTAAATCTATTGTGTAGATAAAGGAATCGTTTAATATATGGTTTACATAAAATATATTATTACATTCTTTTGACAATAATATTTGAATAGTTCTGTCGTTGGAAACAACTTCATATCTATGATATAGGATATCTTCGTCTTTATCATCTTGTGTGATTTCTAATTTAATATCTTTTTTCTTTCTTCCCATTATTTAATTCCTTTTAAGATATGTGCAATTACATCCACTGTCCATCCGTTTCCTATACATTTATATCTTTGTGTATCAGATATTCCTTCTGTATATCCGTCTGGCAATGTTTGAAGTCTTTCACATTCTATCGGATGGAATTTTCTTATACAATCCCAATCCTTAAATTCATTATATGAAACTCCTTTAAAGAAATTGGCAACGCTTCCATCAAAATTATTATCCTTAATAAACTCTTCATTATTTATTAAATCTTTTTTAACAAAAGACGGAATATGCCCGCCACCCGCGGCAGTTCTTAATGTTGGTGATTTGTCTTGAAATACCCTTACAGAAGTTTCTTTAAATCCACCATATAAATTATGTAATGCAATTGGAAAAACATCGTCTAATACAATATCATTTAATAATATTTTCTTATCTTCTGGTTGTTCCACATTTGGAATATTAGTCCAATATAGTCTTTTTCTGTTTTGGGCAGAAACTAATGAAGAATTAATTTCTATTGGCTTTACGCCTAAATATCCACTTATAATATCTTGATATTCTTGTTTCATTTTTACATTTTCAAGTAGAAAGTATTTTGGTTTTGTCTTTTCCAAAAGTCTAACAAATTCAAAAAACAAACTACTTCTTGGGTCTTGAAAGTTTAATTGTTTGCCGGCAAAACTAAATCCTTGACATGGGCTTCCGCCGATTAACAAGTCAATATTTGGAACGTCTTCTACGTAAACAACATTTCCAAGTCTTATAATGTCTGGATAATTCTTTTGTGATACAGTTATTGCATATTTGTCAATTTCACTGGAATAATAATTATCCACCTTAATTCCCGCTCTATCCAATGCAACATATCCACATGATATCCCGTCAAATAGACTTAATACATTCATATGTAGCTCCTTAACTTTTATTATAATACTATTATACCATATATTAAGTGGTTTGTCAAGTAAATTATAAAAATATGTATAAAAAATTTATACACTGGAGAATTTTTATCTCCAGTGTATAATGAAAGGAGGAGTATATATGAATCTACATTTAGTAGAAACTTTCATATATTTCTTTTACGATATATGCATCGTATAGTGAATTATGTTTATTCATATTTTCATATTTATCCAAATTATCAACTAATGCTTCACGTCTAATGTTAAAAGCACCACCGATTGTAATGTTATGATAATTGGATATTTCTTGATTTAGGTCGATATATGATTTATTAAACCATCTTGGAGCATCAAGTGAACTCCCAAATAGTAAATCAATTAACAATACAAAGTCATAATGACCTACATCTAATACAAGTTCTACTTTATCAAATTGTTGTAGCCATTCTAGTAAGTTTTCTTTATTATATTTAGATGTTCCATAACTAATTGTTTTAGTTTCATTTTCCATTTTATAATTATTTTTAAAACCGTCATTCTTTAGATTTTTAATTACATTATTATAAATCCATTCATCAACTTGTGTTTTGTCATAATCATTAAATTCTGCATAAAATTCTTTGCCACTTTCTGAAACCATTCCAATACTAATTAATGTAGTATTTTTGTGCAGGCCTGTGAATTCACAATCTGTATAAATTTTCATATTAAATTTTATACCTCCATATATAACCATATGCACTTTTTCTTTTGCCATTACAACATGAACATATATTGCTATGATTATATCCTATCTCTTTTTCTATCGAGTTTATACTTCTCCATTCTTTGATAAACTCGCCAGAAAAGTTATATTGCAATACAATTTTTTCATTACTCGAATTAATCATCCTATATATTGTTTGTTCCTTATGATGTTTCCCATATAATGGGTGATTCTTACCGGTTTTAGCAATAGAGTTTTTTATTTTAGTTAACTCATTATTATTATTTTCTTTATAAGTAACCCATCTTAAATTTTCAACTCTATTATCATAAGCAACTGTATTTATATGGTCTATATTATCTAATAATAATGGATTTGGGATAAATTCAATTGCTACTAATTGATGCACCAGAAATGTTTTTGCAACACCCTCTTTAGATAAATTAACTCTTAAATATCCTTTATTATCTTTTGATGGTTTTAAAATTCTTCCAGTATTTATTCTTTTAATATTCCCAAAAGTGCTGACTTGATAAATATTTTCATAACCAGAGATATCTTTCCATAATTTCGTATCAGCAAATATTTTCATTTTATACCCTCTTATTCAACTGTATCGCCTATGGCAACAATTTTACCATTAAATCCATATTCCGTATGCATAAGTTGTTTTAATACCATAGCATTATTATCTATTAATATATCGCCCTTATAGCCCCTCATGTCTTTTAGAAGAACATATTTTGGAAATTTCAAACCAAGAGATAATGCTTTTTCATTATAAATATTAATCTGACTATAATATGTAACTAGAATTGGAATATCATATGCAACGCTTTGCATAACTATTTCAGTGGAGACACCGGAACATCTTGAACCAATAATATATTTCATTGTCAACCTCAACTTTCTTTTATTATAACATAGATTTTACTATTTGTCAATACCTGTTTCATATTTTTTATAAAATAATTCATTATACCTATTATATCTTTCTTGGATATCAAATATATTTATATCTTTATTATTATTTATAAAATTATTAATGAATCCACAGTTTGACATTTCTGGGCACGACATTCTGTAAATGCAATTTGGAACTAATACATTAGATATATCTGGTTCTAAATTATGTATTGATATTTTTAAATCTACCATATAATCTCTTGTTTCAGATGATGCTTGATAGCATAATCTTTTTCTTGCCGTATCAATTAATTGCTGGATATTTGCGTCTCCAACCATAGAAACTAATTCATCCTGTCTTAAAGAATTTCTATCAATACCAGTTCGATCAGTTCGTCTTGTTGAAACAAAACACTCCCATTTATGTCTTACCCAATGGGTAGCTACCCATGATTTAATACTTTCCCATCTCCAACGAATACTAATATCCCTTATTGGAGAATGTTCAGATATAAGTATACTCTTTTTAAAGTTGTCGCTTGGTTCTTTGTTTAATGGTTCTTTAGATACTGTATTTCTACAATCATTCAGAACGTCGAGCCAAGTTCCCTTAATTCCTAAAATTTCTGTTTTCAAAAAATCCTCCTTATATTATATATATTATATATACTTATATGCTATGTCTATATAGTCTTATATTATAAGTATATAAACGTAAATATAATAATAATATTAAAATATTATTATATTTACTTATATAGGTATTTATATATACTTATATACTATGTCTATATAGACATATATTATAAGTACTCTTAAATATATATATATTATACCATATATTTTTATATTTGTCAAGTATTTTCGAAAATTAAAATATTTTTAATTTATTTTTGAACACACTTGACTTTTTAGTAAATTTATGGTATAATATACTATAGGATGAAATAAATTAAGAAAGGGTTGATGAATATTCCTAGAAACGAAGGTAAGATATTTGAAGATGCATTTCGTGATAGTATAGACGCAGATGTTATATATTATGAAAGGGTTAAAGACCCAGCGGCTTCATTCGGCGGAGGGGCAAAGACAAGATTTTCAACACATAATCCCTACGACAGCTACGCTTACAAGTTCCCATACTTCTTTGCATTGGAGCTTAAAAGCACAAAGGAAAAGTCAATATCATTTTCGACTGATGATAATAAGAAACAAATAAAGAAATGTCAAATTGAAGGGTTAAGCAGAGCAAGAAGTTATAAAGGTGTAATTGCCGGCTTAGTATTCAACTTTAGAGAACAAGAATTAACATACTTCTTAGATATTGATAACTTCAATAAATTTATTGAATCAACAACTAAGAAGTCGATAAATATAAAAGACGTAATTGATTTCGGTGGAATATTAATACCACAGCGTCGAAAGAAAGTAAAGTATGTATATGATACAAATACAATATTCAATATGATTGGAGAAGAAAATTGTGAATAGTAAGATTAAGGTATTTTTAGATTTTGACTCAACGATTGTTAACAGCGTTAAGAGATTCGTTGAAATAGCAAATAAAAAGTTTAATGTAAATAAATCACCAGATGAACTGGGAAGTTATAATTTTAGAAACTTATATCCAGAAATTACTCAAGAAGAGGTATATGAAATTTTTTCCTCAGAAGAATTCTTTGATGAAAAGTTAGAATTTATGCCACATATAGTAGAAGTATTGGAAAAATATAAAAATGATATTGACTTCTATATTTCAACAGCAGCGCATGGCAAAAATTTAGAATTAAAGACAAAGTGGATAGAAAAAAATATGCCATACATAAAAGAAGTATACTCTTCAAGTAGTAATGATAAATCAAATATTGATATGAGACATGCAATTCAAATTGACGACATTTATGAATGTTTGGAACACACCAATGCCTATATCAAAATTTTATACAAAGATTATAATAATTTTAAATGGCAAAGACATGATAATGACGACGTATATAATGTAGATGATTGGAATGAAATAGGTTATATGTTTGATTATTATTTAAAGGAGGGGCTTAATTAATGAAAGTAATAGCAATAGCAGGTAAAGCAAGAAATGGAAAATCTACAGTTGCTGAAATTTTTAAAAACATCGCAATAAATAATGGTGAAACTGCAATAGTCCTAAATTATGCTGGATATCTAAAGTATATGTGTAAGACATATATGGGATGGGATGGCTCAAAAGATATTGAAGGCAGATCTTTACTTCAAAATGTTGGCGACGGAATGAGAAAGTCTAATGGCGAAAGTTATTGGATAGATAAATTGATGGATGATATTAAATCATTGTGTGGTGGTTATGATTATGTGTTGATTGATGATTGTAGGTATCCAAATGAAATTCTTATACCAGAAAGCATGTTTGATACATATAGCGTAACAGTTTCAAGAGAAGGATTTGAAAGTGATTTAACAGAAGAACAAAAAAATCACCGTTCGGAAGTTGCACTAAATGATTTTAATTTTAAATATAAAATATCATCTTGTTCTGGAGTTGATAATCTTATGGAGCCAGTAAAATCATTATATGAAACAATAAAGCGTGGTGAGTAATATGGCATATATGAATATATATAATTATGATATATATAATACTGTTCCAAAAAATAAAGTTACATATGCAGATTATTACAATGAAGATGAAGCATTAAGTTATGTGGAAATAGATGATGATATAGTGTATGTGATACAAACATTAAATAGAAAAGGGTATTTTACAAGATTTTGTTGTAGCGGACATTATGGGTATGATTCATCTGAATTGTATGATGAAAATATAAATAATGGTTACATATTTTTTAAAGACGCGGTAAACTTTAAAAGTTTGCCAAAATGCGTCAAACAAGAATCTTCACATATAATAAGATTTTGGTTCGAAAGTGAATCAAACACAACAGAAAGATTTTATGAACTTAACAATATAGTCCGTGAACTTTCAATATGGGCGGATGGACTGGCAAGTATTATTTAACAATTGGAGTGTATTAATGGCTAAAAATAGTTTAAATTTATTTTATACGTTAAAATTAGATGTGTCTAAGATTATAAAAGACGAATATTATGTAGGAATTAGTTTTGTAAGGGCAAAAGAAGATGGTTTAATTGTAAGCCTTGGCGATAATCAGATATTTGAATTTATTAGAAATATATATGGTATAAATTATGAAGAATTAATGGATAAAATAAAAAAACTAAACATTGATAAGAATAATTTTAAAAAAATAGAAAAATCAAAAGAAAATTCAAAAAAAATAGGAATTATCCAAAATAAAATAAACGAACTAATGTTTATACCGCATATAATTTCAGTAAGATGTGATACCGAAAATGCAACAAAAAAACAATATAAAGATATTTGCAAAAATGGATTCAGAGTAAAAAGCGAAGTAAATAATAAGATATATGATTTAAAATACAAGAGACTTTGTGCCGGTGCGGGTCAATTAAGAAGAAATACGGCTATATTTGTAAATGCAGAATTATATGACGACCTTGAAAAAATTATGATGTGTGGGCTTGATAAGAAAAAGGTTGGAAAGATGAACTTGGCTAAGTTTTCAGCCTACTATGCATTATATGCGAGTGCAACTAATAAAGTAGCCACGCCAAGAATATGTGTGGTAAAAGACTTTAAACATATTTTAAAGGACGAAAAAATATCTTGGATATATGATAGCGATGATGGCGAAAAAGATATTGAAGTAAGAAATATGGAAGTTGAAATAAACGCATTTGATGGGTCTGGAATCGTTTGTCCAGAGTTTGCAAAAGTATGGCAGTCGAATTTAAAATTAGACTACATGCCCAGCTCGTTTAATTTTAAGAAGTGCATGGATAAAGGGTCTTGTAAGCGTATTTGATTTCAAAGAATTTGCAAGACTTGTAGCTAAGAAAACGTTTATTGTTGACGCATGGGGCAATAAGCAATATGTTAAAAATATTGATGTAATACTAACAGTAAGTCAATTTAAAATGTGGAAAAAGTATTCCTCTTGGGAGGAATACTGTGGATATCATAACAAGTTTGGTCATGTGTTCGGAATAGCAAGAGTAAATAAGAAATTTGATAATATATATACAACTATGAATTATCAATATGTTCAAAGTAATGGATTTACTAATGAGACAATCTGTAAATTATCAGATTATTCCCTTGATTGGGTAAAGAAGATTATGTCTGGTGATGAATTATATACTTCGTTATTATTACTTGGATTGCAAGATGATGATGATATAAATGTTAATAAAATGGAGAATGAGCTTGGAACATATATTTCTAAAGCATTGATGTATAATAAGGATATTCTTAATGATGAATATATCAAGATGAAGATAAACCAAACTGTCCAAAGAAAGATTGATAGATTGAAAATTGGAAAATGTTTGGTTGAAGGAAGTTATGAATTTGCTATACCGGACTTATATGCTATGGCAGAAAATGCTTTCGGCATGAAACCAACGGGATTACTTGAAAGAAAGCAGTGTTGGTCAAGAAGATGGGTGGAAAAAGGTAGTGAAAAGGTGGCAATTATGAGGTCACCATTAGTTGCGCCGGCAGAAAATCAACTCACAAATATATATAGTGATGAAAAATGTATGTATTGGTTTAAATATATCACTTCTGGAATTGTAACAAACGTGTGGGATACTACAATGAATAGATGTAGTGATGCAGATTATGATGGTGATTTATTATTAACAAGTGATGATAAATATCTAATAAATGCCGTAGACGATGCGCAGTATCCAATAATGTATGAAAAATCAATTATTAAAGAACAGATGATTAATCCTACAAGTTTTGCAAATATGGACGTTAAGTCATTTGATACTAAGATAGGATTTATTACAAATCTTGCTTCTAATTTCATAGCAATGCTTGCAGATTATAAAGAAGATAGTAAGGAATATAAAGAATTAAGAAAGAGAATTGACTTGCTAAGATATCATCAAGGTGTTGCAATAGATTCTACTAAGGGCGATGTATTTATACCACCACCAAGAAAATGGTCACACAAACAAAGAAGATTAGAAATTCTTGATGGAATGACAAAAGAAGAAATTGACGATATAAATAAGAAGAATGTAAAAATAGATTTTGAAAACAGTATTTGTGCAAACAGAAAACCATACTTTTTCACTTATGTATATCCAACATTACAACAAGAATATAAGGATTATAAATCAGTTCATAATAAATTTTCAAGACGTGTTTTTGGAAAGAAGTTGAATGATTTAATATATTCTAAGGAAAAAACAAAAAAAGAAAGAAACTTTGCATATAGATACAATAGATATTTACCAGTTCTAAAGAATAATTGCACAATGAATGCGTTGGCAAATTATGTAGAACATGCCGAATTTGAAAATAAATGGGCAAAGAGCGAAATTCAGTTTGATTATTCTATACTAAAATCAAATATGCAAGATAAGTTAACAAGTAAAGAAAAAAATCAAATAAAAAGACTTATAGGTTTGTATAATCAAGATTATAAAACACAAATACTTTTAAAGCCATCGGTGGCATCGAATGGCTCGTATGTTAAAGGTAGCGATCCAGACAAATATAGAGAATCATTTGTCAACTTAGACGAGAATTTAATGATGGATTGTTTAGAGGTATGTTCAAATTTAGAAATGGTAACGAATTATGTTATAGATTTACCATACACAGACTTTAAAAATAAGGGTAAGATGGCAATATGGAATGTGTTCGGCGAACAGGTTGTTGAAAATCTTAAAAGTAAGGCACAGAAAATCACTATCGCAGTATTGGATGATAATGGAATCGAATATCTTGGAGAAAAATATAGCTTAAAGGAGATAGAACTATAATGATTGTTTTAGACGAATTACATCAAGGAAGAAAATATTACAGAAAAAAGATAAATGCAGTTTTAGGAGCCCTCGACAAGGGGGTTCTTATCTCCAAGTATTTATTCTCGATTGGTATGAATAGGCATGAAATAGAAGCAGAATTATATAAGAAATTTAAATTAGTTTACTTAAGAGTGGTTAATGAAGGTGAATTAAGAAAGAAAATTAAATATATGATTGATGTGGCGGAAGAAAATCCGGTAGTAAGCCATGTTGCCACGTTTAATCAATCAGAATTAGATTTAATAAATAGCCAAGAAGAAGAAAATATAATGTTGTTGTTAATGACAATGATGTGTATTTACAAATATTATGGCGGAGAATTTAAAATGTCGCAAATGGATATACAGAGGGTATTCCCAGTAAAAATGAATTCAGCGCAATTTCATAACCTGTTTGAAAGATTTTTAGATATGGGATTTTTTAACTCATATATTAAATTGGAAAAAAAGTTTGAAGCAAAAAGATATAATGGATATTTTCAGCCATCTGATGAATTATTATCTTATACTAGAAATGGTTCATATGTAGTAATGATTGAAGATTTTAGAAATTTAAAAATTAGAATTAAACAAATTTTAGGATATGAAGATAACTACTATATATGTAGTGATTGTGGATGTATAGATGTAAGAAAAAAGAACACAAAAACAAAATGTCAAGATTGCTCATATGAAAGCAATAAGATTGCTGAAGAGAATTGGAAAGAAAAGAATAATTGGAAGCATCCTAATTTAAAAGACAGTAATTATGATTATTATTATCCATCAAACAAGAAATAGGGGTATTTTATGTATATTTTTGACAAGTATGAATATGGATATAAAGCATATAAGAGAGGATTTTCTGAGGACTGCGCTCCTCAGTCAAAATCCTTATCTAATGAACTTAAGTGTATCGCTTATTATTTGAAAAAAGAGGGAAAATCATTAGAAGAAATAAATGGTTATATGGTAAAGCAACTAGAAATTATATACTCTTTCGTTAGAAGAAAGGATATTTATATTAAAAATAGATTAGATATGGTAGAAAGAGAATATAATTCAGACGATATGGTTATTAGGTTTTGTCAAAAAGAAATTGACTATTTGAATAAGCAAAAGAAAAATGTTGCAAGAGTTATTTTTTATATAATGTGTGTATATAAAATGTATGGAAAATCAAATATTGATTTAGTAAATGAAAATATAAGATTGGCGTACAATACTTGCATTCACACAGACGCCATAGATTCTATATTATATAAGTTAAATGAAGATGGAGTAATTTCTTCAAAAATGCTACATCTCAAAGATGATGTTAGGTTTGTAACAACAATATCTGATGAAATTATTAATATGTATGATGGTAATTATAAATACGAATTTACCAACATTGGCAATATGAGATTGCTATTTGATTATGTTACTGGTTTAAATAAAAATGTAGTTTTATGTTCTAAGTGTGGGGTAGTTGTAGAAAGAACGCCAAATAGAAAGTATTGTGATTCTTGTTCAAAAGAAATAGAGCTTAAAAGAAAAAGATAGAAATCAGCGAAGACCTGTAATTTTATTTCCATATAAACATATGATATTAAAAACGAGTATATGGATTTACTATAATGAAAAGAGGGTGAATAAAAACCTCTTAATATTTGAAAGAAAGGGTGATTATTTTGGTAAATAAAACTTATGAAAGAAGGTGGTGTTTATCATGAGATACTCTACAGAAAAAATATTTCATTGTTATTCACCAAATTTAAAGAATTTTTTAGAAAGAAATGGATTAAAAACGTGTATTGAGCCATTTAGAAATTTAAAAACCAACAGAACGTGCTGGTGTTTTGAAAGAAGTTCTGAATTAAGTGAACTTTTAGAAGAATGGACTGAATCGCGTAAATATATATAATTTATTTTTATTAAATTAAAAAGAATTTAGTATTTTGCTTGACAAAGTTACGAATTTATGTTATAATATATATAACGAAAGTAATTAAAAGTATACCATAGATAATATACTGTTTTACCTATGGTATACGATATATATTAAGGAGAATAAATTGTTAGGCTTAAAAATATTAAAAAGATATGATTTAGATAAAAATGAATATGTAAAATTATATCTTGAAGATGGTAGTGTTGTTGATGAGCATAGATATATTATGGTAAATTATTTAGGACGCGAATTATCTTATAATGAAGTAGTCCACCATAAAGATGGTAATAAGAAAAATAATGATATGTATAATCTTGAATTATTATCGAGGCAAAAACATTCTTCAGAACACGGATTAAAATCCGATGAAGAAAAATATATTACATTAAAATGCGATTATTGCAATAACGAATTTAATATTTTGATTGCAAAATATAAATATAGAACAAAAAGAGGGCAGGAAAGATTTTACTGTTCAAGAAGCTGCATTGTTAAACAACAGTGGGTTGATAAAAATATATATCTTTAGTGTAGAGGTAACACAACAGTCTCCAAAACTGTTATCAAGGGTTCGAATCCTTTAAGATATGCCAAATTTTTTTGAATAAAAGGAGAACAAATGGTTTTAATAAGTAAAAATGAATTCAAGAAAGCAAGAGATTGCGGATTCAAATGCAGGGAACCCTATACAAGAACTTCACACGGTAAGAAATATGCTGTGTCCGATGATGATTATATTAAAATGATGAGATTTATCAAGGAAAAGTTTGAAATTGTAGAATACAGATAGTATATAGGAGGACGTGCACATGAGAAGGTTGCAGAAAGTAGTTATTGATACAAGTGCTTTGTTAAATCATGATGGATTAATTGATGATTTAAAAGACGAGTATAAGATAGTTATTCCTATTAAAGTTGTAGAAGAATTAGATAATATAAAGCAAAATTCTGCAAACGACGAGTTAAAATACCATGCAAGAAAATCTATTCATTCATTAAGAGAGAATTATGATTTAATTACATTTGATTTAACAAATGATATAGATGAATCTTTCGATGAAGTGATTAATGATAATAAGATAGTTACTTGTGCAAAAAGAAATAAAGCATTGTTACTTACAGATGATATGAATTTAAGAGTAAAGGCTTATTCTTTAGGATTGTCGTGTTTAGAACTTGAAAAAGAAAAGCAAGAAGATAAATATAATGGTGCGAAGGTAATTACATTATCGGAGAAAAACCTGCTTTATTTATATGAGCATAATAGAGAAAATATGTATGACTGTTTAACAAATCAATACCTTATTGTTAAGAATGAAAAGGGTGATATTGTTGATAAGTTAAAGTGGAATGGCAATATTTATCAGCCAATTTCATTTAAAGTAATTAGTAATGATTTTAATGGAAAGGTTAAGCCAAGAAATGTGGAACAGGAATTGGCGTTTGACTTATTACAAGATAATGATATAAAGGTTAAATTAATTCAAGGCGGCTGGGGTGGCGGTAAAGACTTCCTAATGTCAGCACATGCGATTGATTTAGTCAGAAAACAAAGATATGACAAGATTATTTGGTTAAGAAACAATATTGAAGTTAAGAACTCAAAGCAGATTGGTTTCTTACCAGGTGATAAGAATGATAAACTACTTCCATTTGTATCCCCACTTACAGATAATATGGGTGGATTTGATGGATTACAGATGTGGATGATGTCTGGAAAGATTGAAGTTGAACATCTTGGATTTATAAGAGGTAGAACATTTAATAGATGTATTGTAATTTGCTCGGAAGCAGAAAATACTACAAAAGAACATTTACAATTAATTATTTCAAGAATTGGAGAAGATTCACAGCTTTGGATTAATGGTGATATTAAACAGGTTGATGATAAGATATACGAATCAAATAATGGTTTAAAACAATGTGTTCATTATTTGAAGGGAAATCCACTATTTGGAACAGTTGAATTAAATACTACAGAAAGGTCAGAAACTGCTAAATTAGCCGTTCTACTTGGGTAATACATATGGGCGAAAATAATTTAATATATCAAATGAAAATATCATTGGCGCTAAAGCAAAGAAAGATTTTTTTAAATGATTATGTAACAGAAGATAGTATTTTTGAATGCATATATTATCTACATAGACTTATGGATTTGGATAATAAAACTGGCGAAAAGGAACCGATTGAAATATATGTAAATTCAAACGGAGGACTGTTGACAGAATGTATGGGGTTAATATCTTTAATTGAACAAATGAAAGATGATGGATATTGTATAATTACAATAAACTCAAGCAAAGCATATTCTGCCGGATTCTTTATTTCATTAGTTGGCAGTATAAGAAAATCATACAGAAGAGCAGAATACATGTATCACAGCTTATCCGCTGGGACGATTGATACATTACAGAATATGATAGAGGATGTAGAGCATTTTAAAAAGTCACAGGCAGAATTACATTCATTGGTTAAAAAATATTCGAATATTCCAATAGATGAACTTGCCGAACTTGACAGATGTAAAATAGATAAATTCTATACTCCGGAAGAAATGTTAAAATATAACGCAATAGATATTATACTTTAGGAGGAATTATGGAAAATATTAATAATAATGAAGTTGTTTTAAATAATGGGACAGCAGAACAGTTGGATGAAGATTATTTCTTCATTCCGCTGGATTGTAGTTCACAAGCTGACTTACAGCTTAATAATGAAGAATTTGCAAGAGGGTTAAAAGAGTTTTCATATGTAAGTGGTGCAATTACATCACTATGCAATAGCGGACTAAAACCATCAGAAGCAATTGATTACATTATGAGTTTAGATGCCATTAGACACAATCTTGAAACTACAAAGATTGGTGCTAAAGCAACGGTTGATGCTTCAAAGTATGCATTTATCAAAGGCGAGTTAGATAATATTTAATATATTATTTGGAATAAAAGGAGATACAATGGTTGATTTAAGTAAAAAAACAGGTGAAAATGAGGAACAATATATTTGGAGAATATGCCAATATAAAGATAACGGCGTTATTGATATTGGATGGGATGAACTTGGATATGTGTTCAACTCAGAATTAAGAGATGAAGATACAGAACAGACATCGTCAGCATGGAGAAAGCCATATCAGAATGCAAAAAGATATTATGAAAATGTCTTTTCGGATATGATTTCTGGTGATAAAAATACAAGTGTGCAAGAGCAACTTGATGAAATCTACAGAGCTAAAAGACAATTGTCAGACCAAAGGCGTGAATATAATAAATTATTAATGCCAGAAGCAAGAGGGCAGCATCTAGCAGAACATATGCTTGAATGTGCTAAGAATTTGAACAAAGAAAGACCATTGCTTTTTAAAAAGAATACAAGTTATGATTATTCTAATAGAGATGCGGTATTGGTATTATCAGATTGGCACTATGGTATGTGCACAGATAATATTTGGAATAAATATAATGTAGAAATTTGTAAGAGTCGTGTTGAGAAGTTAACAGAAAAAGTTTTACAACATATCGCATTACATAAGCCGGCAAGATTACATATTTTAATTCTTGGGGATATGGCTAATGGTGGAATTCATAATTCATCAAGAGTAGCATCAGAAGAAGATGTGTCAGACCAACTAATGCATGTAGCAGAGATGCTTGCACAGGTGGTAGATGCACTTTCACCGGAAGTTGGTGAAACATTTATCTATTCTACATATGGAAACCACATGAGAACAATTCAGAACATCAAAGATAGCATCCATACTGATAATATGGAAAAGATTATCCCTTGGTGGTTAAGACAAAGATTAAGTGATAAGACAGATGTTCATGTTATAGATTCAGAATTTAAAGAATTTATAAAATTGAATGTATGTGGATATAATGTAATTGCATGTCATGGTGATTTAGATAGAATTAAGAATTTTGGTCAGATGGCTAATACAATTTTTACTAAATTATATGGAGAGACGATAGATTATGCTATTTTGGGTGATAAACATCACCACGAAAGTATGGAATCGTTTGGAATAGAGACTATGATTAGTAGGAGTCTATGCGGAAGCGATAACTATGCGAATAGCAAGAGATTATATTCGGACGCAGGACAGACATTAATGCTATTTTCTAATGAAGATGGTAAAGAATGTACATATAATATAAAATTAAGTTAGTTGAGAGACCCATTGGATGATGGGTGCGCCTATCAGTGGCGTGATTATCAAATTACTGGTATTAGACCCGTGAAGAAATTTGCGGGTCTTTTTAATTGAATTAAAGGGGTTGATATTAATGGCTACAAAAGCTAAAACTGTTTTGAAAAAAGCGAAGCCTGCTGTTAGAGAGGCTAAAGAAAACGAAATTAAAAAACAATTGATTGACAAAGCCATTGTTAGCGGCGTCATAGACAAAAGCGTGGAAGGATTAACTTCAAATAAGATGAAGTATTGTTCTACATGTGGAGAAATATTGGACGTTAAAAATTTTCATAAAACACGTTCAAGAATATATAAAGATGGAAGATTGCATATATGTGAAAAATGCGTATATGATTTAATAAATAAATATTATGAAACATACAATAATCTTGCGGACGTATTAACAATAATATGTTCCATAACTAATACAATTGTTATAAAGGAACCTTTTGAAGATGCCTTGAAAGAATATGGAAAATCAAGAACTAAAAGAGGCGAAATATACAAATATTATATTGAAGTTTTGGATAAATATATAATTGATAATGCTACGTGGACTAAGACGAATCTTGGATTTGAAGGAAGTAATTTTGCATCAAAGCCGTTTAAAAATTGTTGTATGGATGAAGATTTATCCAAGATAGTGGATAATGATATTCTTGCAATGACTGTAAAGAATGAAGATGATGAAGAAGAAGATATCGAACTAACACCACAACAGCGAAAGAAATTGGTTAAAAAATGGGGAGATAAAGAGGATGAAGATTTAGTTTGGTTAGACCAACGCGAAAAATCATATTATGAAACCCATGATATACCAAATGACCATATTAATAAAAGTGCAGTAATTACATTATGTAATTTGGAATTGCAAGAATTTAAAACACTGTGCGAATGTGAAGATGTTAAGAAAATACTTGATAGTAAAAGTAGAGTATTATCACAAACATCATTCTCGACAAAGAAAAAAGCTAAAGAAGATGCCGCTTCCAATGCTTTAGACTTAGGAAGTCTAATTAAAAAGAGAGAAGAATTTTCTCCTATAATTAACAACGACCCAGAACTTGATGATATTGATAAAATAAAAGTTATTAGCAAGGCTTTGGCTGGCGCATTATGTAGAACAGCTAAAATAGAAAGTCCTATGGTGGATGAATTTGAAAAAGCCATGAAGGATTTTACGTTCGAATTTGCTCCAAGCGAGGAAGACGATGATTAATATCAATTATGATATCGAAGGTAAGTTTTGGGAGAACATGGATAAACAAATTGTATATTGGAGAAAAAATATACATAGATTTATCGCAGAATATTTTGGTGTAAGATTAGCAGAATTTCAAAAGGTAATACTTTATGAAATGGCAAGGGATACATCAAATTTACGGCAATTTATGTTCTGGGCATCCAGAGGAACCGGCAAATCGTTCTTAACATTGTTATTTGCGATTGCTATGGGGGTGCTGTATCCTGGAATAAAGATAGTAATATCATCACCTACAGTAGACCAGTCAAATTCAATGGTTGGTAAACTTGGTGAAATCAAAGAAAAATATCCTAACATAGGAACTGAAATAGAAGGCTCAACAAATTCAAAAGATGGCTCAAGTATTAAATTGAAAAATACTTCTATAATATATACAGTAACATGTAATAACAATGCCAGAGGTAAGAGATGTCAAGTGTTAATTCTTGACGAATTTATTGGAATGGATAAGACTATTATTGATGACGTATTGGCTAAGTTCTTAACAGAGCCAAGATATCCATTATATAGAAATATCAATAAATATAAGGACTTTAAAAATAATGAAACTAATAGAAAAATATATTTAAGTAGTATTAACACATCCACAGAATGGTCTTATGAAGAATTTCTAGCATTTAATAAGATGATTGAACGTGGGGACGAAAACTACTATACTATTTCTGTGCCATATCAGTTTGGTGTTCGTGGTGGTATGATTAATAAGGGATATATTCAATCCGAAGTTAATAATCCAACAACAGACATTAACAAGTTTAGGTCTGAAATGGAATGTATTCCGTTAGGTGAAGGGGATAGCGCTTTATTTAGATATGAAAATCTTAATAGACGAAGAGTATTAAACGAAGCACTGTATCCAATGACGGATGAAGAATATTTTGTTGCAAGACAAGGTGTTAGAAATGATGAATACAGAACTGTTGATGAATTACAGCGTTTGATAAGAACAAGGTGTAAATATTATCAACCTAAATTAGATGGCGAAGTAAGAATAATATCTGCCGATATCGCAAGTGTTGGCGGAACACGAAATGACGATAGTGCTTATATAGTATATAGATTATTTCCAGAACGTGTTTCAAGAACAAATTACGAAACTGGTCAAGAAGAAATACAATTGGATTATATGAAGCAAATCGCACATATTGAAACAAATCATGGTATGCGTATAGACGACCAAGCAGTAAGGCTTAAACAATTATTTTATGACCTTGAATGCGACTATATTGTATTGGATGCAATGTCAATTGGTGGTGGTGTATATGATATATGTGCAAAAAGAACGTATGACGTTGCAAGAAATAAATTCTATCCAGCATGGTGTGCTATGAATGGCGATGAAGATATGCGTGGAAGAGTTATGGATGAGGATGCAGAAGATATTCTTTATTCAATGAAAACTGCGGGCAGAAATTCTGGTAGGATGCATCAAGAAATGGTTACGACTACTACAATTGGATTGGATAGAGATAAGATATGTTTCTTAAAGTCTGTCGCTGATGTTTATGATGACCTTGATGATAAGTATAATTACAGGTTTTTAAAGGATAATCCGGAATTAAGATTTAATGAAGAAGCCAAAAGACTTATGAAGCCATTTGAAATTACTTCTACATTGATTCAACAGGCTATAAGCACCAAAAAGATAGAGCAAAAAACTGGAACAGGAATAATGATTAAAGAAGCGAAATCAACAGATAAGAAGGATATTTTGATGTCATTCTTATATGGAATGTATTTAATAAGCATACTTGAACGTGAACTTGTTTTTGAAGAAAGAACAGTTGATTATTCAAGGATGGCATTCGCCGCAAATGAAAATAAAAATCAGAATATACCATCTGTTAATGTTAACGCATCAAGAGGTTTTGGTGGATTCAGCGGTTTTGGTGGATTTGGTGGCGGAAGTGGATATAGAAGCTTCTTTAATTAATCGAATTAAAGGAGAAGAAATGAAGTTTTATAAATTAACATGCGGAGATAATGTTGAATATACTAAATTATATGATACATTAGAATCTTTGGGTGATTTTATTATTAGTAATGATGTAATCTTATTTTATGCTAATAGATTAAAAAAGGCTAACTTTTCTAAATTAGATATACTAATCGAAGAGGTAGACCCAACTAAATATAAAACCGGAAATAAACTAATAGATGATTGGGTTTGTGAAAACTACCGAAAATTTAAAGTTGAAAATTTATTAAAAAAGGCTGAGGTCGAAAAACAGGAAGAGTTGAAGAACTTATATAATGTTATAAGAGCGGCGGAAGATATAATTGACAGAAAGGAGGATTTAGTTGACAAAGAATAATGAAAATGTAACCTATAATGACATAACGTCTGCTTGGACACAATTATTTGCGAAAACAGATAATGATGGCGGAAGAGCAATGAATGCATTAGGGTTGGCATATACAAACAACCCATATGTGCAAAGTCAAAGGGTTAAAAGTATTAATTCACTACCAATGTTTTTCAAAAGAAGTGAATTAGAAAATTTCACAAAAAACATGTCTGAGAATGAACAGCCGTTAAGAGAAACTGGTTGGGCATTATTTTCTGTGTATCCTCTTTTGAAATTATATTACATGTATGCTGATATTTTGACGTATAGGTATTATATAACACCAAAGTATGTTGGTAAAGCAGAGGTTTCAAGAAAAGATTTTTGGGAAGAGCATAAATATGTTCATAAGTTAGTTGATAAAATTACCCCTAAAAGAACTTTTAGAAACATTGCATTAGATACCGTAATTGAAGGTAAGACTGCATATTGTTTAAGACTAGGTCTTAACGAAAATGATTATAATAAGAATACAAAACTTCCAAAAGTTGAATACTGCGACTTTCAAAAGATACCATCGGATTATTGGAAAATAACTGGTGTTAATTCTGAAAGTAAATTTACCGTATCTGTAAACTTCGCATTATTTTGGAAGCCAGGGGTGTCGATTACACAATATCCACCAATATTCAAAAGATATTATGATTTATTTACAGGGCTTGTAGATACTAATGGAAAGCTAAAGGCGGATGTTAATAAGTTAAGAGAAAATGATATTTTAGTAGAATATCATAATAGCACTTATTACTATTGGGTAACTATGCCATTAGATGAAGTATTTGTATTTAGTCATTGTGAATCACATAGTTGGCAGTTGCCAAATTTTGCAGGACTATTCTTACAAGCACAAGACTTACAAAGTTATTCATATTTACAGGAAGAATTATTACAGCTACCATTAAGTTCGGTTATTATAGGAACATTGCCTATGAATAATCCGAAGAGTATTGGTGGTTCTGCTAATAACTTTTCATTGTCACCAGAAGCAGTAGGTTTCTTTGAGAATCTATTTAATTCAGTGGCGCCAAGAGGGGTTAAGTTTATGTTAGCTCCGGGACAAGGATATCAGCATTTTAAATTTGATAATTCTGTTCCTAATAATATAAATATTGTAACAGAGACACAGCAACAGTGGATTTCTTCATCTGGAACTGGTGGATTGATATCTACGACAAATAAGCCATCACAGGCAATGGTAAAGTCTTCACAAAAGATTGAACCAAGATATGTAGATAGATTTTATGAACAGTGGATGAATGCAGTTGATATTATCTTTGAAAAGAAAATAGGCACAAAATATACATGGAAGTTTAATATGGAAGGCGACATCTTTAATGATGAAGATGTTTACAACAAATGTGATAAGGCTATTTCTATTGGACAAAATGATGTGATGCCACAATATAAGTCATTCTTCAATGAAGATATGGAAGATGTTATGTCAAGACAGCATTATATTAATGCGTCTAAGATATACGATAGAATGCAGCTTGTTGAAAGTGCATTTAATTCCAAAAATACAGGACAAGAAGCTAAAAATGGCAGGCCAAAAGCAGATGAAAATAATATTGAAAGCGATGGAACTGCAAATGCTATAGATGGCGGTAGCAATACTTCTGATGGAAGAGTTGTAGATTTTATTAAATCATTATCATTTGAAGAAATGGAAGATTTGAAAGATATATGCTTTGAATTAATAGAAGAAGAAGAAGGTGAATAGTATAATTATGGGAATTAAAAATTTTGTAAAGAATTTATCGTCCAATAATTGTTCACATGAAAATATCAAATGGATGGATACTATTTGTATGATAGCTGGATATAAAAAAGAAGGCATTTGTCTTGATTGTGGAAAACAGTTATTAAAAGATAATGATGGGAGGGTAATTGAAAAGTAATGGGGTATACAAGCTTAGACACTTTAAGTGTATTACAAACTCTTGTTAGAGAACTTTTCAAATCTAACGCAATTTTAGACAATATTTCATATAGTTTAGCTACAGATTTAGGTTATCCTGTATTAAGTGATAATGTGCATCATAGGATTGCACATGCATACGGAAAACAATCTGATATTATAACGGATTTCCTTGATCTAAGAGGCGATAGGATTCTTCGTGGAAATGAAGTAGTAGAACCTAAAAAGTATGATAATGTTCTTAACTGTCTTAAAGATATTATTGAGGTTCAAAATAGATTAGAAGATATTTTGAAGGAATGTATTATCACGTCTGCTGATAATTTAGATTTAGCAGTTGAAGATATGTTAAGAAGTTATTATAAAGACGTATTGGTTCTATATACCAAACAAGCAAATAAATTATACAATGCCGCATTGAAATATAGTGAAGACGGAATTCTTCCATTGTTTGATGTTAATTGTGATAATTACTTTATAGTGGAGGTAATTTAATTATGGCAGATTATAAAGGTAATTTTTATTCTACGGACGCATATAATCCCACTTATAATGTATCGGAACTTGGGATTATTAGAAGGCACAGGGTAACGTCTGATGATGTTACAAAAGGATATGTGATATTGCATGACCACCCATTTCCTTCACCGAAAGCAGAGATTCTATTAATGGCATATGATAGCGGTGATTATTTAGGTATTAATGGAGTTTTATATTCTATTAATACGACTACTATTGATAATCATACTTATTATTATTTTACATCAGCGCCATTTCTTTTCGCAGGATTTGAACTAATATACATCGTTCAAGAAGCGCAAGAATATATCAATAATGTAGAGATTAATATTGGAACATAGTTAGTTTAAATTATTAATTAGATAGAAAGGAGAAGTATGATGGCGGATTATAAAGGTAATTTTTATTCACCAGATGCTTATAACCCAAGTTATTGGGCAAATAAATTAATGGGTGTAGTTAAAGATTATACGGTAACAGCAGCAGATGTTACGGCTACAAAGGCAGATATCGGATTATTAGATGATTTTACTGGCGTAGTACCAATTTGTAATATTTATAGAACGTCTGGCGTAAAAAATGTAGCATTGCCAACTAATTTTACAATTAGTTATGCTATGGTTAACGGACAAAATCGTGTATTCGTAGAAGGAAATGCTAATTATACGTTAACAGCTGGCGATATTATTGTATATGTAATGTAGGAGGACATAAATGGCAGATTATAAAGGTAACTATTATTCAACTGACGCATACAATCCTACTTATAAAGCAAAAGAATCTGGTTTTATGAAGGTGAAGCGGGTAACAGCGGATGATGTTACAGCAACAAGATGTAAAATTGGATCTGGGTATATTGATGAAGTGGAGACTGTTATCACGCACGCAATAATTTATAGAATTGGTGCTGGTAGCACTATTATAGCTCTACCAACTAATTATACTATAGAACAAGGTGCAGTTGAGCCGGATGGAACGTTTTCTTTATACATTAAAGGAAATGCTAATTATACATTAAACGCGGGCGACGCGATTGTTTTCTACAATCAGGCTGTTTTAATAGATGATGTATTATAAGCGGTAATACAGCAGTATAATTAAGGAGTTAATACATGGATATGAATTTGCATATTCCAGTATCTAATTTTGAATTTATTGATGATAATGACGACCATTTTTTAAAGGTTAGATTACAAGCGATAGCCAACGGAGAAAATTTAAATAGAAGTGATTTTGATAAAGATGGAATGGATATAAGTAAAGATAGTTTTCGAGGAAAACCATTATTATGCGCATTCCCAAAAAATAAGTATGCAAATGAATATAAAATAGGCGACGGACATAATTCGTCTGGTATTTTATATGATTCTGAATATGGTGAATTTTATCACAGCTATTTAGATGCAAATAGTGAAAGAATGGTTGGTTATATACCATCGGATTCTAATATTTCTATTGAATTAATAGAAGATAAGTATTGGATTTGTATGGATGCAGTTATACTTAGAAAATATAACTATGAACTTGTAAAAGACATCTTAAATAAGAAGAATGGGAAATCTAAGAGAGACAATAAGCGAATAAGTGTAGAAATTGAAGTTTTAGAATCACATATGAGAAAGCATGATACTGAAAACTATGATGTAGAAGTAATTGATAAATTTAAAGGTATGGGAGTTACTATATTATTCGATGATACACAAGAAGCGGTTGTTGGTGCTAATTTAAAAGCATTCTCTGAATCGGAACAATATAATAAATTTAAATCATTTATGCAATATAATTTTGAAAATAAGGAATTTATTGACAAAGATGATATTGGTACTGGTGAAAAGATTACTATTAAGAAAGACAAAGTTTCTGATACACCTTGGGGTGATGTAAATAAATCAGAATTGTATAAAAAAGCTTTAAACGCAAGTAATTACAAGGCGGTTGTAAGATTTATTTATGCAAAAGTTGAGGCTGGATGGGAAGATAATCCAAGTGAAAAATTAAAATATCCTATCGGTCAGATTATCGGCAAAGAAGCCGTATACAATAAAGGTGGGCTTGCAAGTGCACTTGGTTATAGTAAGGCAGAAGGTGATGATACGATTACTAATAAAGTAGAAAGAATTCGAAAACAACTTGGATTGAATGAGGATTCTGAAAAATATGCTGTTGAAAAAAATACTGATATTTTGGATAATAAGGAAATCATTGTAGAATATCCAGATAAGTTAGAAATGACAAATGAAAAGCCAGAAGAACAGAATTTTGAATTAACGGTAAATCAAAAGAAGGAAATTCTAAGCATTGCATTATCTGAACTATGTGATTGTGATGAAGACGATGATATGGATGAACATAATCATGATGGTAGAAGATATTGGATTTGCGATTTAGATGATACCTATATATATGTGCAAGATTATGAAAATGATTATAGAACATATAGAATAAAATATACTTTAAACCAAGATAGTAAAACTGCTGAAATATACCTTGAAACTAAAGAAGAGGTTATATGTAGTGGTTATGAAACTGTTGGGCAGGAGGGAGAGAATAGCGTGAAGGAAGAATTCAAAACTGATGAAACTTTAGCGAAAGAAAAAGAAGAAATGGAAGCTAAAGAAAAAGAATCAGAAAAGAAAATGGAAGAGAATCCAGACGAAAAGCAGATGGAAGAGCAGCCAGATGAAGAAAAAATGGCCGAGGATAAGCCTGCTGAGGAGAAAATGGAAGAGGAAAAGCCAGCGGAAGAAAAGATGGAAGAAAAACCATCCGAAGAAACGATGGCTGAAGTTGAACTTGAAGCAGAAAACACACCATCTGATAAAGATGTAGAAGCTTGTCATGCGGCTAATGGTACTTTTGTATGTAAAGCCGGTGAATATGTGATTTATTCTGTAGAAGATAAGTTATATGCTTCAAAATCTGATAACTTTGAAGAAAAGTTTGAAGTGGCACTTGATATGAGATTTGATGTTCAGACAACTAAGGTTGGTGGCGTTGAAATGAATGATGTTCAGACAATCGCACCAATGAAAGTTTCTTTTGAAAGCGGATTTAATAAGATGTCAAGAGACACTGTAGAACTTGCAACAAAAGCGGCTGAATTTGAAGCCAAGGCGACTGAATTGCAGGCTAAGTTAGATACTTATAAATGTAAGGAATTGTCTAATAAGTTTGATGAAATTGCATTCGATGCCAATATTACAGTTGCTGAAAAAGCAGACTGGAAGAGCAGAATCAACAAGAATGAATTTGCTTGCGAAGACGAACTTGTTGAGAAATTTGGTGGATTTGTATTTAAGAAGAGTATTGAAAATAAATACAGTGCATATACATCAGAAGCCATCACAGAAAAAGTTAATAATAAAAAGTCATACGAAGAACTGATTGATCAGTATATGACAGATAAATAGAAATAGGAGGAATATACAATTATGGCAAACTATATGTTACCAGTGAGCATGAAATCACAGTTTAATGGCGCAGCACTTAAGTCTGGAGTACTTAAGAATGGTGCTACTTACCTTAACATTCCAAACGGAGCAGTAGCTACTATGAACTATACACTTGAAACAGATTATGGTTATGGTGCATCCGTTGCAGACCCTAACGTATTTGTATTCAAGACACCTGGTGCTCTTACAGATAAGGCTTATATTGCAGATTTATCAATGGTTCCAGAGGCATCTGATGCACAGGGAAACACTTACAGATTAGGTGCTGATACAACTAATCTTACGCTATCCGGAACAAGTAAGATTCCAGCAAGATTTAGAGAAGCATTTATGGATGACACATTAGAATTGGGCGACAGCAACTTTGTTTCCGCGCCTACAGTTGGACAGTTCGCAATTCTTACAGTTGGTGCAACTACGCTTACAGCTAATGCAACAAAGCCAGCTACTGGATTTGCTGTTAAGATTCTTAGAAAGTTACAGTTAAATTCTGGTCTACAAAAATCTGGAGACAGATACCTTTGTGTAGTAGTACAGCTATAAGATAGGAGGATATATATATTATGAATATTAGAACATTTGACGTTTACGATGCGCCTTGCAATAAGAGTAAGAGCGACGAGGTTAAGAAAATCGCAAAAATTGGTGTAGATGCTACAAAGAAATATATCTACAACATGGTAAAGAACGAAAAAGAAAACACAATCGCTTCTGAAATCGAAAAGAATTTTGAAGTTGCTGTTAAGGATGACAGTAAGGATTTAGATAAGGCTTTCGCAATTGCAGTTCTAAGATATGCAACAAGAGATGAAAATTTCAGCGAAGACGACCTTTCTTTACTAAAAGATCCTAACTTTGTTTCAAGAACAGATTTCCAAGAAAGATACTATGAAGTAGTTAACACAGTTCTTACTACTACTATTCCAGCAGTAACAACTACTTTCTTAGGAAGAATTGCAGAAGTTAAGTCCGTTCCTTACGGTGATACTGCAAGATTCGATATCGAATCCAATGAAATCTTCCAGGTTTCAAGAAGTGCAAGCGGCATCCTATTTGGTGCTAACCAGAGAAAGTATGTTAAGACTGTAACTGTTAATCCTTATGACACTAACATTACATTCGATACTGACTGGTATCAGATGGCTTCCGGAATCTTTGATTTTGGTAAGAACTTCTATAGAGCATCCGCTGGATATTCACACTTCTTCACAGCACTTGCTTACAAGAAGTTCGGTGAACTTATCACAACTGTTCCTGCTGCTTACAAGCTTTCTGGATGGAGTGATAAGACAGCTAGAGAAGTAATTTCTGCTGTACAGTCTGCTAATAACAATGTTCCTGTATCTTTATTTGGTACAAAAGTTGCACTAGGCAACGTAGTGCCAGAAAATGATTTCATGAAGTTTGGTATTTCAGAAGAATGGACAGTTAAGGGTTATATCGGTTCTTGGTCTGGATATTCTCTAGTAGAAGCTATGCAGTTACTAAACCCTACAACTATTAATGAAGCTACTACAAGAGACTTCCTAGTTAACAATGATAAGATTTGGATTCTTCCTATGAACGGCAGACGCCCAATCAAAATTGTATTCGAAGGAACTATGTTTACAGTTCAGAAGTCCGCTATGGATACAGTAGATATGGTAGAAAAGGCTTCCCTACACTACAGAGTTGGTGTTGAAGCAGTTTACGACCAGATTTATGGAGAAATTCAGCTAGCTTAATTTGTTTTTTTAACTGGGTGGCTTTTGCCACTCAGTTATTTTAATTTTTATGAATAAAAGGAGATATTAATGGCTACTAAGACATTGAATAAGACAACTACTAAGGCGACAGAAGAAGTTGCAAAAGATATTAATGAAGAAAATACAATTGAAGTTAAGGATGAAAAACCTTCTTTAGATATTGAAAAAATCCTAGCAGAGCAGGCTAAGATGGCACAGTTAATTGCAGACCAAAGTAGATTAATTGAAATGCTACAGAATAAAGCGGTTCAGCCACAGCAAAATATTATCAGCCTTGAAGGTATTGATAAAGTAACAATCGTTCATTTAAAAGATTATCCTACTGCACTTAGATTGTCAAGTAATAAGTTGATTTTACTTCACAAATTAAAGCAGACACAGGAAGTTACAAGAAGTGAAGCATTAGAGTTAGTAAATAGTTTTCCAAAGGCATTTGAAAACGGTTGGATTACACTAACTGGCGAAATCGGACAGCAGATATTAGAGTCTAATGGTGTTTTGCTTGATTCGGAAATTATTGATTCCATATTTAACTATAAAGATTCAATTAGTCTAGGAAAGAATGAACTGGCTGAATATTATGAAAACCTTATGCCAGCACAGAAGGATATGTTTATTAGTTGGTGGTATAATGAAGCGTCAGCCGACAAAGAAGAATTCTTAAACTTAGAGGTTGTAAATAATTTAAATAGAATTTCTAATGGAAGATTTTCTAAACTTATAAAAGAGAAGATTACTAATGTTATGTAATGGGGGTTAATATGAGTTCTCCAAAAAAACATTACTCATTTATTGATGTATATGCATCTGTTTTGACAAAAATACAGGATAGAAAAAATCTTGATTCTTTGAGAGCGCGTGATGAATTCTTATTTTATCAAAAGATGTTTAATTATATGTTAGATGGTATATCCGAATATACAAACCCCACGTCTATATATCCTATATTAGCCGATAGGGTGGATTCACAATATTTAGATAAGACATATACGCTTACCGCATCCAATTCATTTGTTTTAACCGACGATCTATTGCCGGATGATAATAGTATTATAAGATGTAAAATAAATGGAAAGGTTGTTAAATATAGCTATGACGAAAGTTCTAAAACTATAACTATATCAAACCCTCCAATGTTTCCATATGAAGTTTTGTTTGAAAAATATATAATTGGAAAATTTAATCTTGGGATTACTGATAGACAATTAAGTATATTATCAAGCCATGCGACATATATATGGGCTTTACAAGTTTCTAATAACGAGGAAGATATTACAAGACTGTTATTAGATGCGGATTTTAAGATGGCAAGTGAAGCAACCGTAACAAAGGCAAAGACGGATTGGGTAAATTCATATAGGGAAAAAGCTAATGTGTTGATGAATAGTAATGATTGGGGAGACATGTTCCTTAATTATGGGTCTGATAGTAGATCGCCTGCTATTTATTAGGAGGTGGTATATTTGAAGACTAAATATGGTGAAATAAAAAATTACACAACGTGGTTTTATATAGATAATTTAACTGGATTAACATATAAAATATTACCTATATTTGAAGAGCGAAGCACGGAACAATATAGTGTATATATAAATGATTTAATAAATGAGTTAATTTCTTACGACAATATAATGAATAGTAAATATTTTTTAAAGCTTATATTAAACTTAGAAGCTTTAAAATGTCCTAAGCCAGATGAAAGTGAAAACAAACATCAATACGTGAGAAGAAAAGTCTTTGAATGTAGAGGCTTAGCAGAAAAAATTATCAGTGAAATAAAAGATAAAGAATTGAATGGGGTTGATGTTAATGGCTAACGATAGTTTTAGGTTATTGGCATCAATGTCCGATGTTGGATATGTTGATAATTTGAGCTACAAAGAAAGAATGACGGAGGCATATCAAAACAAGATTAATAGTAAATTTGATCAGGCTACGTCATTCATTACAATACAAGAAGAATCACCATATGGTTCTGGTGAATATACTGATTTTAGCTGTAGAATTAATAGTGTAAGAACGGTTGGAACTGGAACAAAAATGTCAGATAGTTATAAAAGTATAATATTTAAGGATTCAAGTCATGAAAAAGGCGTTGGATACTTATATAAGTTTGAAAATAACTATTGGATAACATGTAATTCAGATGAAATTATTGTTACTGACGTAACGAATACAGTCGTTATAAGAAGATGTAATAATATATTGAGGTGGAAAGACGCATATGGCGTAATACAAACAACGCCGATATCTTTTGAAGAAGAAGGTTTTTCTTTAACAAATTCTATAAGTCAAGAAATTGATAGAGGAAGTGGTCATAGAAAAGCTATAATTCAAAGAAATGATATTACTATGGGTATACAGCCAAATCAGAGATTTATATTTGGAAAACAATGTTTGAAATTATCTGGTGCAGGAATAGAATCCTTTTTAAACCAAGAGACAGAAAATGATTCTTCTAACGCAATAATAAGATTAACATTTGAATATGACAGTATTAATCCGTCAATAGACGATTTAACAAACCAGATAGCTAATGCTTATTCAAATACGTATAGCTTAAAAATAAATCAAAAGAACACTACATATTCATTATCTAATGAAACTTATACATTTAATGCTACGATGTTGCAAAATAATGTATTAGCGAAACAGGATTTAATTTGGAACGTATCAAGCAATTCAAGTTATTCTATTACGCAAAGTAACAATGAAGCGAAGATTAAATTTGAAGGAACTGGTTCTTATGTTATAAACGTATATTCAAAAAATAATGCTGATATAAAAGATAGTCTAACAGTAAATGTAATTAGCGCAGACAAATATACCATACAGTGTTCTCCTACACCGTCTGTTTTATATAGAGGTGATACAGGTGTGTATAAATTTAGTTTATATAAAAATGGTGTAATCATAACAGACGCAGTATTTAATTTTGTAAAAAATGACATATTGTCGGAGTTGTATTACACATACACTATAAATGGCTCAGAATTATCCATGACTAATAAGAAAACGACTACTACGAAGGCAAGCATAACATGCACATCAAGTAATTATCCAACAGCGGAGCAATATGTGTTTAATGTTGAATTAGGGGGTGCATGGTAATGTCTATTAATTTTGAATACGCGCAATATGAATTATATGATAGATTATCAAATAATTGCATAGAGTATCTTATGAATAACAATGAGGATATTTGGAAGCTATTAAAGTATACTGGAAATAATCCGTTGTCAAATTCAAATTTAACACTTTCGGAAAAAAGGGCATTGATATATAGCGGGCAACCAGATACAACTGATTATAGAGTATTTCTTGATAGGGGTCAAGATGACGCTATAACTGAAACGCAATGTATCTTGAAGGTGTCGCCGTATGCCATAAAGCCGTTAAGCCATACCAATGGAAAGGTTTCAATGTTATTTGAAATATACTGTAGTTATAAGATAAATCATATAACAGTTGATGATTATCATACGACAAGAATAGATTGTCTTATGAAAAATTTAATATTGACATTAAATGGCGCGGATATAACTGGATTAGGAAGAATTTCTTTGAATTCAAAGCAATCATATAGTGATGGCGCCAAAGCGTATGGTTCAGTTCCGTGGAAAGGTTCATGGCTGGTAATGTCAAACAATATGGGGTAAGATTATGTCTATAGATATTAAAAAACACTTAAAAAGAGAGCCACAGCTATATAGAGACATTGAGTTATATCCAATATTATTATTTGACGTTGACGTATATCAAATTTTTTTAGAGATAATGTGTATACCGAAACAATATATATCAAATAAAGATATCATGCGAATGAGTTATCTTAAATATTTACTATTTTTCATACAAGGAACGAGTTATGTGAATAATGTAGACCCTACAGGAAATGCGATAGTAGATAAATTGGTTAAATTGTTAGAATATGTTACACATAAAGATATATGTATAATAAAAAAATACTATGATTATAAAGATGATTTTTATTATGAAATATATATAGGTGATAGATTAATAAGTGAATACGAATTTGAAGAAATAAGAGAAATCGTGTTAGAACAGAATGGTCAATCTGTAGAATATATAGAATCATTTGACCCAGAACTGGAAAAAGTTTTAAATTTCACAAATAAGGGTGGTAGTGGTTCGTCTTTAAATGATAGAATTTTTATATACACTACAATAACAAATGTAGACATGGATAATATGTCCAATTGGACTATAACAGAATTTGAAAAAAAAGAAAAATTATTGAAAATATATGAAGAATGGAAAGTATATAAACCATTGGAGGCTTCTGGTCAGATAGAGATAAAAGCACCAGGAAAAATAGAAAGTCCATTTGAATATTCAGAAAACAAGAAAAGTAGATATGATTCAATATTGATAAATGCTGACGATTTTGAAAAAGATTTGAAGCAGTTTTCAGAATAAATTTTTATAGGAGGAAAAAATGGCAAATAGATTTATCGTTTCCGTTGCAGTTGCAATCGGAAGAAACGCAAGCACTAAACAGGGTGTATTTTATGGAAGAGCCAACTTATCTTCAGCCTTCACATTAGCTATGCAAGAAGCAGTAGTTCGAGGCGGAATAAATAATGCGGTATTATACACATATAAGCACTCAAGAGATTTAACAGTAAATATCGAACAGGCTATTTTTGGTAAGCAATTCTTAGCATTAAATTCCGGCTCATCTATTGTTACTGGAGCATCTACAACTTTGTTGGCTACAGAATGCGTTACATTTAATGGAAGTGGTGTAGTTACGCTGGCACAGACACCTACTACTGCTATTGCATCTAATGTAACAATTTTCTTAGAAGATGGACGAGTTGCATTCCCAGATTCAATTTCTGGTAAGACAATCACTTATGCTGATGGTGCAAGCAAGAAGTTATATGTTACTTATGAATATGTAGGAACGGCAGATACACTATCTATCGAAGCTACTAAACCACCTTCAATTCTTGACCTAACATTAATTGCAGAAGTTAGAGATACAAAGGCTGGTCTTGTAGAATATCTACAGATTAATATTCCATCATTCCAAGTAGACGGTAATTATGAACTTTCATTTACTGCCGACGGCGTATCAACTGAAAAGTTGACAGGTAAAGCACTAAGTGTTGAAGGTGCTACTTGTGCTGATGGTGATACTTATGCGTATATTAAATGGATTCCAGTTGCTTCTGCGTCTGCTACTACTGCAGCTACAGAAATTGTTACAACACCTTCAAGTATTACTTTGGCAACAGCTGGAACAGCACAGTTAGTTACTAAATTAATGTATAGTGGAACAACTGCGCCTACAAGACTCGTTTCTGGATTAACATATACTGTTAACCCTACTGGCAAGTTTACAGTTAGCGCAAGTGGATTGGTTACTGCTGCAACTGTAACCGGATCGGATACTGCAACTGTTGAAGTTACATATACTGATGGTTCTACAACATTTAAGGATTATGTATTCTTAAAAGGTACTGTATAATGGAAATGGTTTGTGAAAATGGGGTAGTAGAACATTTTAATAATGTTGAATATTTGAAATGTTTGATAGTAAATGACTACTGTCCATATGTTAGGTTTTGTCCTAATGATATGTGTGTTAAAATGACACCGAGTTTTCACGACTGTGTTCATAGAAATAGTAAAGAGGGTAAATAACCCTCTTTACACTTATTTCAATATTTAAGGAGTGATACAATAATGTCTGATGATATTATTAAGGTAGAAAAAGATATTGTCGTTGAAGAAGCGACAGATAATAAAAGGAATGTTAAAAAGAAAAAGTCGCAAGACTGCGTAGTTATTTCTGTAAAAAATGACTACACGGTATTCAGAGACGTATTAACTAATAATATATTTTCTATTGAATGTGAAAGAGATACATATATTATTGGTGAAATTTATAAAATTTAAAGGATTATCCTTTATGGAAAGTATATATATAATATGATTTATTATATATTACTTTCTTTTTTTTACATACAGATGAAATGGCAATTTTATTTGTAAAAACATGGTCTGTAAACGTTGAAATTTCAACGTTTCTAAAATTGAAAATTAGAAAAGAGACAAAAATAATTTTATTTGTCTGTTTTTTTGTAATAAATTTGTAATAATTGTATGAAAGGTGTACGAAATTATGGCGGTATACAACAAAATATTTAATAAAGAGGACTGGGAAAAGGTCGATAGTGAAAATAAACTTGTAATGGAAGATTTTTTATTAGAAAAAAAATCACAGGGAAAGAAAGAGGGAACAATATCCCAGTATAAAAATGATATAAGAATTATTCTTATATGGATACTTAAAAATTGTGATAATAAATCAATGTTAAAGATGAATAAACGTGATTTTAGAAATTTGACACTATGGTTTCAGCATGATTTATGTGTTAGTAGTGCCAGGAACAACAGACTTATGTCGGCAATGAGAAGTTTATTAGATTTCGTTGAAGATGATGACGAAAATTACAGAGATTATACTAATAACGTTGCTAAGAAAATAAAAGGATTAACCAAAGAAGCTGTTCGTGATATTGTATTTGTTCCAAATGACGTATTGGAATCCTTGAGAGAAAAATTCATAAAAGAAGAGAGGTATCAAGAGGCGGCGCTGTTATGTTTGGCATACGAAAGTGCGGGAAGAAAAGCTGAATTGGCACAGGTATTAAAGGCGCCTTTTATGAAAAAAGGTGTAAACGCAACAAATGAAGTAATCGGGAAAAGGGGTAAGAAGTTCCCTTTAATATTTTTCTCGCAGACAATTAGATGTGCAAATTTATATCTAAAACAAAGAGGAGAAGACGATATTCCGGCTATGTGGCTTTCTTCAAGCAAGATGCCAGCGAAGAAGGAATTATTATATGATTGGGTTATTAAGTGGAGAAAAGACATATATGAAGTTTGTGGTGAAGAATATAATATAAACGTTCATAGTTTTAGACATTCTGCACTTGAAAATATGTCAACAGGAACACATTGGGTGTGCAAAGAATTGGGTATTGCTAATGTTCCAATCGAGAAATTAAAAACAATAGCTAATCACGAAAGTATAGAGACTACAAGTTCTTATTTACAGGATAAATCCACGCAGGAACTTGAAAACTTCTTTAATATTAAAATTAATTAAATTTAGATGAATATGAGGTAAAATATTATGGCAAAGAATAATAAAATTAGTTTAGGTAATCTTAAAACTCAAGAGAGTAAAAAGTTTACAACAAGAAAAATTATAGTTGATAAATATGAAGTTAACATTGATGAACATTTTAGAAATTCAAAAATTAAAGATTTGGTTCTTGAATTTATTGATAAATATTCATATGCAAAGAAAAATGATATTGAGTTCAATACAATAACATATATGTCTGTATTAACATTGAAATATTTTACAGATATAGAATTTCCAGATGATCTTGAATCACAATATAGATTAATGGAAATATTATTTGATTTAGGGTATTTAGAACAGATAAATAATAGTTTTGACGAAGAAGAGCTTGTGATTTTAAATAAAAAAATAGTTGAATATACGAATAATATTAATGAGACTATGAAAGACATAGATGAAGAATCTGTAAGCGAATTAGAAAATATCGAACAGGAATAATAATTATGGGCAAGGATTTTAAATCAATTGAGGCTGCATTGCAATATATACAAAATGTTGCAATACCTCAGGCATTAAAGGAGAATGTTTCAGTCACCGCCAAAGAACAGATACAAGAATCTGTTGAAAATATAGTTTATGATGCATATAATCCAGATACATACTGGAGACGTAGAGATATGAATAAGGGACTTGGTGATATTACACAAATCAACGGAGCCATGAATGGAAATAATGAACTTATTATGACAGATGACGCACCATTCAATCCAGAAAATACAGATGGAACATATTCACCAGATGGCGAGGACGGAGAAATAGAGACCGGTGAAATAGATATGAGTAAATCACTTGCCTATAATATTGAATATGGTTGGGGGACGCAGTCAACACCATATAGTGAACCACGTAGATTTATGGATGATGCAACTGAAAAGTTAAATTCTGGGTTGGCTAAAGAGTCTATGAAGAAAGGGCTTGAAAAAATATTAGGCAAGGGCGGCATAAGTTAAATGCGTTCGTTGCATATAAAGGAGGGTAATTATGGCGAATGATATTAATATAAGGATACGGGCGCTTCTTGACCAAGCATCATCTACTACGGGTATAAATTCACAAATAAAACAAATAGAAAGTAAAGTATCTTCCGTAAAGATGAAGTTTGACAAAACCAGTATACAGCAAGTTTATGATTCTGTTAGTAAATCAAGTAGGATTATAGCAACATTCACAGATCAATGGAAGCAACAGTATACAATAATAAGTGCTATAAATAAAGAAACTGGTGAACTTGTAACCTTACACGAGAAATTAAAAACAAATAATAACGAAGAGATTGCACAGCAAAAGCAATTAAATTCATTAAGGAAGCAAGGGCAGGAATATACAAAGCAGGCGGCGGCACAACTATCCAAGCTATCATCAAAATATTCATATGGTGATTTAAGTGGTATTCAAAGTTTACAAAAGGAATTAAGTTCTGGTGGAAATTTTCAATCATTGCAAACAATACCATCTAAAATAGCCGAATATCAGCAAAGAATAGCACAGCTTACCAGTGAAGTGCAGTTAAGTCATAGCACTAATTTACAAGCTATAAATAAAGAAATTGCGGCAGATAACTTGGCGGCAAAACAACGGATAGCAAATGAGAAACTTCTTCAAGCGGAAAAGGCTAAGACGGTTGCGCAATCAATGGCGTCTACCAATAATAATTATTTTGGAAAATCGGCACAGGCATCTGCGTCTGTATTTCAAAACTTATTTAATCAAAGTTCTTTGGCGTCAAAAACATTGGGTGATGTAGAGGGTAAGATATATAGATTAAATCCTCAAATATCAACAATGTCTGATGCCACTAAAAAAGCCGCATCAAGTATGCGGACATTGAGGGACGAGACTGATCATACTAAGCAAAGCATAGTAGATGTAGCTAAGAAGTTCGCAGAATGGATACTTATTGGTAATCTTGTAATGAAACCAATTAATGCATTTAGAGATGGTATAGATTATATCATGGAACTCGATAATGCAATGAACGAGGTTCAGATTGTAACCGGCAAGACTAAAGACCAAGTTGACACATTGGCTTCATCTTACAATAAATTAGCACAACAGATGAGCGTTACAACTTCTGAGTTAGCTGGAACTGCCGCAGACTTATATAGACAGGGTCTTGGAGATGATGACGTAGAAGAACGAATGAAGGGTATTGTAGAATATGCTAAAATTTCTTCTATTTCGTTAAAAGAAAGTAATCAAATAATAACTGCTACTGCAAACGCAACCGGAAGGTCTGTTGAAAACATTACAGATATATTTGCTTACCTCGGTGATACAACCGCATCAGGTGCAGATGAAATTGGTGAAGCGTTACAAAGAGTTGCTTCTGCTTCTGATAATAGTAATTTATCATTAGAGAAGACTTCAAGTTGGTTGGCTACAATATCCAGCGTATCAAGAGAAAGCGCTGCAGTTATCGGTAGGTCTTTAAAAAGTATTATTTCCAGATATGAATCCATAAAAGAAAAGGGATTTAACGAGGAAGATGCTACACAGATAAATGACGTAACAAAGGCATTATCTTCAATTGGCATAAGTCCAACAGTAGATGGTCAATTACGAGATCTTAATGAAGTAATGGATGAAGTTGGCGCGAAGTGGGGAACTTTAACCAAAAATGAAAAAGCATATATAGCAACAACTATGGCTGGAACTTATCAGCGTAATAGATTTATCACGTTGATGAATAATTATGATGATTCATTAAAGAATTATGATAATGCAATGAATTCTGCTGGTCAAACAGCACAAAAATTTGCCATTTATCAAGAATCTGCTCAAGCACATGTTGATTCATTTGCGGCGGCATTGGAACAATTATGGCAGAACTCATTTAATTCTGATAATTTTAAACAATTAATAGACTTAGGAACCGGTTTAGTTCATGTATTTGATGCAATAGTAAATAGTGGACTTGGTAGAATCGCATTATTATTTATGGCTGGTGCGGTGGCCGGTAAAGTATTTGCTGGTATATTGGTTAAAATGTCCAGCTCTGCTATTGTTAGTATGGTTTCCGTAATGAAAATGGGAACGGCGCTAATTGGGTTTAAGAATACACTTGCAATAGCAACAGTAGCTATGATGGAATCACCATTATTTATTGGCGCAGTTGCCGTGGTGGGCATTTATGCAATAGTAAAAGCAGTAGACGCTTTAACTGTTTCATTGGATGAGCAGGCAGATAAGGTGGCTTCAACTGCATCGGCTATAAACTCACTTCAGTCGGAATATGATGAATTGAAAAATAAATCATTATTAACCGAAGATGAGAAAAAAAGACTAGATATTTTAGACAAAGAATTACAAATTAAAAAAGAATTACTTGAAGTTGAAAAAGAAACACAAGCAAATATGATTGAAGATAGTTATACTGGAACCAGTAATGCTGGAAGTATGGCTAATAAATACGGGCCTACAGAATCAACAAAACTTGATGAATCAAATAAAAAACTAGAAAAATATAAAGAATTAGTTGATGATGTCGCAAAAGCAGAAGATGAGTTAAAAAATGCTAGGGGCACCGCAGACGAAGATGACAAGATATTAAAATTAGAAAAACTAAACAATCAAATGGCTACATCAAAAGATGCCTTAATGGAAGAGTATAAAGCATTACAACCATTGATTGAAAGTGGTAAGATATTATCACCACAAATGCAAGAATATGTAACCAATTTGGAAAAGCAACTTGGATTATATGGCGATTATAACACCATAGTTAAAGACGCAGATAATATTCAAAACATGTTAGTCGGAACCATGACTAAAATGAATAATGGGCAAGCATTAACTCGAGCAGAAGTAGAAAAGTTAGTTAAGATATATCCAGATTTAAGTAGCGCCGTATCTGGTGCCTCTGATGAATGGTATGTTGAAATAGATGCATTAAATAATGTGGCAACGTCTTCTAAAAATTCAGTTCAGACGCAAATAGAAGCACAGATTAAATTAACAGAAAATGTAATTGAACAGGCTAAACAACGTATGAAAGCATATACGTTGGAAGGTGCCGCACTTTCCGAAACTGCACAGCAAAATATTGCTAATATAAAAGCAGGGATGCCTGGTGCAATGGGCGACTATATTAAGAGTAAGACCGGCAAAGACCCAGGTATAACTGATAATACTTTATTAAATGATGCGGAATCCAGATTGGCTAATTTAAAAGCACTATCCGCAGAATTAGACAAAATTGGTAGTGGCTCTAATGCCACCACACCAGATACTATAAGTTCTTCTGGTGGAAGTGCGAAGTCATCTTCTACACCTTCTGCTATAGATTATACTGATACCACCAATTCTTTAATAAAGTCATATAATACACAAGTAGAAATAGATAAGGTTCAATCCGACAGTCTTGAAAGACAGATAAAAATAGCTAAAGCTGCAAAAGATTATAACAAAGAAATAGAATTGTCTAATGCGTTATTGGCAAATCAAGAAAAGACGGTATCGGATTTATTGTCAGCTAATCAGAACATTTCAGCAGAAGCTGATAGATTAAGGGCGACAACAAAGTATGATACGACAAAATGGTTCGACGCTAACGGCGAAGATACACTTGCTTATATAAATTTATTGAATACTTTTGCTGGTAAAACAGATGAGGCTTCAAAGAAAGAATATGAGTCATTAAAGAAAGTTCATGACGGTATTCAAGCTGCAAAACAAGCTTGGACTGATAACTTATCTGAAATATATAGTGTTCAAGATGCTATAGAGTCTACAAAGCAATCAATCGCTGATTTAAATAAAGAACTATTAGAAACAGAGAAGACGAAATATGATTCCGCTTTAGAGGCTATAAATAAAAAATTAGAAGATGCTATAGATTTATTAAATGATGAAAAAGATGCGATTGAAAAAAATGCAACTGCACAAAAAGACGCACTACAATCACAAATAGATGCATTAGAAGATAAGAAGGATGCGTTAGAAGCTGCTAATGATGCAACGGAGACTGCTATTGAACTTGAAACGCTTCAAACTAATTTAGCCAATGCAAAATCAGAAAAGAATATTCGACAATATTCTGCCGAAAGAGGTTGGGAATGGGTAGCAAGTGATTCTGCAATAAAAGATGCGCAGACAGCATTAGATGAGTTTCAGCATAATCAAAAAATTTCAGCTATAGAAGCAGAAATAGACGAATTAGAAAAAAAGAGTGACGCTATTGATACTGCTACTGATGAAGAAATAGCAAATATAGAAGAACAGATATCTGCATACGAAGAATATAAGACTGCATGGGCAGATTCTGTTAGTTCATATGAAGATAAGCAGAATGAGTTAAATGCACAACAAACTTTAGGTGCGGATTACGAGAAAAAAGTTCTTGATGGAAGATTGTCAACGCTACAAAGTTTTACAGAAAGCTATGAAGCTTTAATGAGCAGAATAGCTGCCGCTAACGCCACTTCAACTGGAAGTAGTAGCACATCAACATCAACAAGTTCTTCAAAAAGTTCTTCGTCAAGTTCTTCTAATAATGCAACGGCTACGATACCGGGTGTGGGGACAGTTGGCGTATCTATAAATAGTTCTGGAAAAGTTACAACAACAGGATTATCATCTGGAACAGTTGTTCACACCAGTGGTGGTGATTATACTATAACAGGTGGAAGTGGTGGTAATTATACTAGCACGAATAAATATGCTAACGGTGGCGTTGCTGATTTTACTGGATTGGCACAGCTTGATTGAACATCAAGTTCATCGGAAATTATTTTTAACGCATCTGATAGTAAAAAATTATACGACTTAATTCACAATACATCGAATTTGTCTAACTATATAGCTGATTCGATGTTAAATTATGTTATTCCAAAGATATCGACTGCTGCAACGTCGAGCACATCGAATGTTAGTTCAAGCAATGATGTTGTAATTCAGAATATGAACGTATATCCAGAAAATTCCAATGATTTTATAAAGCAAATAAGGAATATTTCAGCTATTACTGGAAAGCAGTAATTTTCATTAAATATAAATGGCTTGATAGGTTTTGCAAAATAGATTTATCAAACCATTTATTAAAGAATAAAAATAGGAGGTGATTGTTATTTTATTCGAGTCATCGTACATGTTGCCATATTTAACAGATATAGATGCAACAGTTGATAATACATTTTCATGTATAATTAATTCAGAAGGCGGAACTTCTGTAATCGCATACTCATTGGAAATAAATGGCACAGGAATGTCGCATACTTATGCTAAAACAACATTATCCTCTGCTTTATATAATGGCGACAAACTTAACATATCAATACCGTCATCAACTTCACAGATGGTTAATGGAAATGATTATACATGGAATCTAACTTTATACGAAAGCAATCCAAGTATGTGGGTCGTTTCTGGTGTTATACAGAGCACTACAGCGAGTACGACAACAACATTATATTTAAGAAAACATTATAATGTTAAAAGCGGAATGTATATAAAAATTAATGGTCAAACAAGATTAATTTCTTCCTTTAGTTCAACGACAGGTGTTGCCACGTTGTCAGTTGCATTATCATCCGCACCATCTTCAAATGTTCCATATAATATATATTCAGACAATCTTACAAGTAGTGATTATTATTTTAGGGCAAGAAAAACACCGGTTGTTAGTATTACAAATATCCCAACCACTGTAGCAAGTAGAGCATACTCATTCGAGGGAAGTTATACACAAATTGATAATGTAGCGTGGAAAAATTTTAAATTTATATTATATGATTCAAGCGATAAAATAGTAGAGCAGTCCAGCAATATAAGTACAGGATTAATTAAATATACTTTTGATGGTTTGGTAGATAATACTACATATAAGATACAATTAATTGTTGAAAATCAAGACGGTGTAATCTCACAAACGGATAAACTTTCTTTTAATGTTGATTATTTGGAACCATCTTTTGTAACTATCCCATCAACAGAAAATGTTTGTGCTAAAAACGCTGTAAAAGTAAGCTGGGCACAGCCATTTATTAATTCCGGTGTTGCTACATCAACAACTGTTTCGGCGCCGTATTATGATTTGCTTCCAAATGTTCCATATACTGGCGCGGGCTCTGTCAAAATTAGAGATAAATGCACATTGTCATATATACCAGCTACGTCGACAGAAACTATTGATATACCATATAAATCAACGGTATATTTTTATTGTAAACTTAATCAGGCGTTTCAGGGGACAATTATAGAATTAACGGATGAAGATAATGGTGATTATTATAGAGTGTCATATAGTAATAGCTATTTTAACTATGATATTAATGGTGAAATAACAGGCTCGGTATTTGCAGTGAATGTTATAGAGCAATGGCTGTTGACATCAGTGGCGTCTTATAATTCTAACTATCATTATAGGTGGGAAGATACGGCAAGTTGGGATGATGCATTATACTACTATGAATCCTCCACAACAACATTAGACACATATTGGTTTAAAGTTACTTTATTGCCAGATAAAATATTATTAACCGCAATAGCGCAGAATTAAGAGGTGATTAAATGGCGCTCCCAACCAAATATAAAAAAATTAAACTGTATGGCGAACAAACAGTAGACTATTTACATGTTATAACATCAGTTGAAGAACCAACTGCTGATATGTTAAGAAACAATTATAAGCCAACGTGGGGTGGTGATACGCTATTATTAGCCAATTATGATACAAGTATAAGCGGTGGCAATATTGTGTCCTTACAAGAAAGTGTAACAAATTGGATAGTGTATAGGCAAGACGTTGGTTCTTCCACGTTGAAATATATTAATAAAATAGAGGGGAAATATACAGAGTTAACAGATTACTTAGTAAGTAATCAAAATGATTATAAGTATGTAATATTCCCAGAAACCGCTAACACGATCGGTGCGAGAATGGAATCCGCAACAGTTAAAACAAAGTGGAGTAATTGGTCTATCACAGATATCATTAAATCAGATACGGATGATAACCTATATTATGCAGATAAAGATAATATCTGGTTGTTTAACGCTAATGTTACATCGGGTGAAACTACGCAAAATATTGATAAATATAAATATGAGGGATTATCTCAATTTCCAAAAATCAATGTTGGTAAAAAAAACTATATGTCTGGTGGAATTTCTTGTCTAATAGGCGATGTTGGATATGATGATGATGGAGTATATCGTTACATTGATACTATTAGTCAAAGAAAAAGATTTGAAGCGTTTGTTGCGAACGGAAATCACAAGTTAATTAAAGATAGAAAAGGAAACGTTAGAGTTGTGGATATTATTTCTAACTCATTTAAAATAGATGATGTGTCCGCAATACAACCTACGACGATTTCTTTTACATGGGTAGAATTAATGAGTATTGATTCAATCTCTGTAGTAGAAAAGAATGTTTAGATGGCGTGGTGATAATATGGCAATAAATTCAAATTCATTAGATTATATAAACACTGTAAAAGCAAGCATTATACGACCAAAGTTTAAATTATCATTGTTAAATCAAAATGAAACTGTAAAAGAAGAGATAATAGATGATATTATTAGTGGTGGCGGTTCCCTTTCTATAAATTATCAGCAAGGTCAAAGAAGAAGTTTAAACTTTGCGTTAAAGAACGATGACGGAAAATGGTTGCCGAATGATAATAATGGCGGATTATGGATTAATTCAAAATTTAAACTTGAATTGGGCATTGAAAATGATGAAGGATACACATATTGGCAACCAAATGGTGTATTTGTTGTTGCAAATCCATCAGCTACGAATAATGGTGGAGAAAAACTGATTAACATCCAATGTTATGATAAGTTTGCTATGTTAGACGGAACGCTTGGTGGAACAATTACAGCAACATATACTATACCAAATGGAAGTAATATAAAGCAAGCAATTACCGATATATTATTAGATGACAACGGAAATGGATACCCAAATGATATCGTTCCATTAATATTTGACAATATATATAAAGATGTGAATACTACATATACAATAACTAAAAATGCAAATAGTAATCTTGGTGAAATCATAATAGAATTAGCTAATATGATTGCGTGTGATGTTTATTATAATGAAAATGGAAATTTAGTTATTCAAAGTGTGATAACAGATATATCAAATTTAAGAAAGCCGATATTATGGAATTATGATGATGGTGAGCTTGAATATCTTTCAAGTACCACAAGTTATGATTTTACTAACGTTAAAAACAAGGTAACTGTAGTTGGTGCGAATGTTAATAGCGTTACGATATATTCTGCTTATTCTGAAAATAATAATGGCCAATCACCAACAAGAATTGGCAAGATAGGTATTAGAAATCTATATATAGAAGACAGTAATATATCAAGTAATCAATTATGTCAAGATAGGGCGGATTATGAGCTAAGTAAAATAAGTATATTAAATTTGGCAATTTCAATGGAATCTACGTATATGATACATTTGGATGTAAATAAATGTATATCAATAACGGATAATTTTTATGGATATAAGAATCAAAGATTTATCATTAAGTCTTTAAATATACCTATAGGTATAGATAGTAAAATTAGTATAGAGTGCGCTAATGTAGCCAGTCTTCCATATTATCCAAGTGCATAAAAAGGAGGTGTATATTTATGGGTTTAACGGCACAAGACGCAAAAGATCTTGTAGGGGCAATAAGAACAATTGCAAAACAAGAATTTAATACAGAAAACATAGAATACTCATATTTTGGTGTTGTGGCGGCATCACATTCAGATATTACTTATGATGTAGCTATTCCATCTGCTGGCAGCATATATCCTAATTTATATAATAAAACAGGAACGACGCTTACTGTTGGCGATGCAGTTATTATACATGCCAGAGATAATAATTTTGGTAATGCATATATTGCAGTTAAGAACGGTTATACTGCGCCGGGAAGTGGTACTGGCGGGACAACATCATACACGTTGCCCGTAGCAACTACATACTCCTTAGGCGGTGTTAAAGCTGGTGATGATATTACTATTAGCACTGATGGAATTATGAGCGTGAACGACAATTCTCATAATCATACGGTTGCAAATGTAACAGGATTGCAGGTACAATTGGATGGAAAAGTTAATAGCACACGTGTATTAACAGACGTTCCGGCAAATGCCGTATTTACAGACACTGTATATACACACCCTGCTACTCATCCAGCCAGTATTATAGTCCAGGATAGTTCGAACAGATTTGTAACAGATGCCGAAAAAGCCACATGGAATGGTAAGCAGGATGCATTGGGATATACACCATTAAATTCAACGCTAAAAGGCGTGGCTAATGGGCTTGCTGAATTAGGTAGCGACGGGAAGGTTCCAACTTCACAACTTCCAACATCATCTGGTGATAGTTTAGAGGAATATGCAAATTTAGCATCATTCCCAACACCCGGTGTTAGTGATAAAATATATGTTGCAACTGACACTAATTTAATATATAGATGGACAGGAAGTGCGTATACTTCAATTGGTCAACCGACAGCTCTTGGTGAAACGTCCACAACGGCATATCGTGGCGATCGTGGAAAAATAGCATACGACCATAGTCAACTTATCCATGCAATAGGTGAAGCTGGTATGGTTATGCTACCTTCATATTTAGATAACGGTGATGGAACTGTTACAATAGGTGTGGCTACAGCAAGGATATATTCGTCAAATGATTTCTCTGGAGAGCTAAAAGAGTATTCAATAACCGGCGGAACATATACGCTTGGCGATAATGCTACTACATATATTGTTGTAAATTATAATAGTGGAACGCCGGAATATCAAGCCATAACAAATTATAGTTTAATTACAGAAAGCAATATAATTCCAGTTTTTGCATTATATAGACATGGAACTACAATTAGTAGGTTAAACTATGGAATTCTTGGGCGTGGACTATCGAATAAAATACATCAAAGGTTAATTCGTGCCGAGAAATTTAGTGTAGAAAGTGGATTAATATTGTCAGAGTCTGCTACACGAAGAATAATTGTGTCATCTGGTGTTGTATGGCATGGGATTACACAAATAAATATGCAGGCGTGCGATAGCAATGTTGCTAATACATGTGAATTAATTTCTAATGTAGGCGGTGTAACTACATTTACAGCAATTACACAATATAATAATACGCAATATGACAATGGAACCAATTTGGCTTTATTGGGTAATAATCATTATGGTATAAATTGGGTTTATAGGAGTGTTGAAAATTCATCTAAAACATATGTGTTGCTGGGAAATGAAGATTATGAAACTTGGGCTTTAGCGGCACTCGGATTACCAAGGGCAGATGTGCCAGATATAATTAAATCAGGTTGTATATTGGTTGGAAGAATTATTGTTCGTGCTACTGCAAGTAGTGCTGCCGAAATAGATAATATCGCCAATCCAGATCCAGTATATGCAACTATTCCAAATCATGATAATTTAAAAGAGATTATGGGTGGTGACTCTACAGGATATTATCATTTAACATATGATGAACATTCAAAATTGCATACGCACACTAATAAAACATCATTGGATTTGGTTAGTGGGACAAATACTGGAAATGAGACAGCGACAACCATTGGTTCTCTAATGAATGATGCAACTGAAAAAACGACAACGATAAATGCAGATATGCTTGCTATTATGGATAGTGCCGCATCAAATATAATGAAAAAAATATCATTCTCAAATTTAAAATCAAGTCTTGGCGGTGGCTCTGGTGATGTTAATGTCGTATATGTATACATGTATTCAATTGATGCTTATGCAACTGCACCAGTGCCAGTAAATGATGCATGGTGTTATTTTAATACAACTGACAACAAAGTATATAAATATAATGGCACCGTATGGACAAATGACTCATCTGATGCTAAATTATCAATATTTTTTAATAATACTGATAATAAAATATATAATTATGATAGTGATTCGCTTATTTTTGGAGATATTACATCAGTAATTACAGGAAATATAATAACACACCAGTATTCGCCAGACAATGCGCCACTGTCAAGTCCAGCAATCAAGTATTATAGTGTAGCAGACTCAGTAGCTACTAATGTACCATTTAAGAATAATAATATGTATATATCTATTTTTGATATGCAAGTTGGAACAGTTGAAAAGAATATTGGTATGATGTATATGTGGGTTGGTGGAGAACAGAATGTATTATTGCCATTATCCTTTGATAGTGAAATAATTGATGGGTTTAGTGATAAATTAAGCGCATTTCAATTAAAGGCTATAACTGGAACGGTAGCACCATCAACATCAACGGTTGGTCAAATTGGGCAAGAATATATCAATACATCCACTACGCCAAATACTGTTTATCATTGTTCTGCGATATCTGGAAACGTATACACTTGGACTATTACTCATAGCACCGCCGTTGACAGTATGATTAATCAGAATAATGCTGCGCAAACTATAAAGTTTTGGTCTGGAACTCAGGCACAGTATGATGCAATAACTACAAAAGATGCTACGACATTATACTTTGTTGTATAGGTGAATTATATGAGAACGATATATGAACAAAATGAATTAGAAAATAAGATAGTAGTATTCTATAATACAGAAAATTTAGAAGTATTAAATATAGTAAAGCCATATAATTCGCCCTTTAATATCAATGAATTTAAATCAAATATACAATGTGAAAATATTGGGTATTTTATAAATGATTCGATAGATTATGATAATTATTGTTCAAATATCAATAATTATAATAAATATATAGACGTAGATAGCAAAAAGTTATGTTTTGAAATTAAAAAAATAGAAAACTACGATAATAGTAGAAATTTATATTATAATCGTCAAGATGTAAAAAGAAATTATACTAAGGAACAAGTTTCATCAATGTATAATACTGATTATATTGACTTTAATTTAAAAAATATAATTAAAAGTGGTGTATTTGATTTTAGATTTATCGAACTTAATGAACTTAAGTTAAGAAATAGAATTGTGGAAAAGCGTTGGGATACGTTTTGTTCTGACCCTTTTCTACAAAATATGTCAGAAGATAAGATAAAATTAGGATTGGATATAAAGAAAAATGGAACCTATTATCCACTAATAGTTTCAACTTTAAACCCAACAGATGAAAATCTTTATATATTTGAAGGAAATCACAGGGCAATATCATTAAAATTATTGCAATCAATGGGTGAATTGCCTATGGATTATAAGATATTATGTATTGTTATTCCATGTAATTATATGATTTATAAAACTACTGATATAAAAACGCCATTAAAAGAAAGTATTATGTTAAGATGTATATTGGAAAATATATATGGAAGCGGTGTTATCGGTGATGATAATATGCTAAGTAAAGCTGTTAACAAAATACATTCTGATGGAAATAGTTTAATTAATGATTATACCATAGAATATAGAGGGTATAATATAGAAGATATTATATTCACAATTCATTCATATCCATTATGGGTTCGTGATTTAATATTTAATTATAGGCAAGATATATTGCCAAGTCCAATTATAAATAATGAAGAAATATTCAATAAATGGAAAGAATTATAGGTGGTTTATGTTTTCACACATTAGAAGAATAGACTTTGAACATCAATCATACTGTAATAGATTGTGTGATTGGTGTCCAAACAAAACATTGAACAGGCAAGGTCATAATGAAATGCCCGAAGAAACTTATATTAGATTTTTAAACGACCTAAAAGACAATGGATTTGGCTCGAAAGCATTATTCAACCACAATGTTGATATTGCGTCGAATGATTATAATTACTCCTCACCAATATTTTGTTTTTCTGGATACCAAGAAGCATTTTCGGATATAGACTTATTTAAACAAAGGGTGCGACAAGCATATGATATTTTGCCAAATACAGTTTCTTTGGGTGTAAATACTAATGGTGATTTTTTAACAAAAGAAAGTTTGGAAAATCTACCACTAAATAGTATCAATATAATGGATTACGACAATAAAGGAATTGAATATTGGGAAAATAAGCTTGTTGAACTTGGAATATGTGTTATAGATGTTAATTATGATACAGAAATTATAACAGGAATACACAGATATGTAAATATGATTACTTGTAATTGTAATTGGGAAAAACACTTTAAAATAGAAAATAGAGGTGGAATTCTTGATTTACAATCAAAACAAAGAGATTTTCCATGTATAGAACCAAGTTATTTTTTAACCGTTCATTACGATGGCTCTGTAATGCCATGTTGTCATACAAGAGAAGATTTTGAACAACATAAAGAATTGATAATGGGCAATATAAATAATCAATCAATTCAAGAAATATATAAAAGTGAAAAGTTTATGAACTTCAAAAAATATATGATTGAAGAAAGAGGCGAATATTGTAAACAGTGTAAATATTGCACGAAAAGTCGATACTTAAAATATGATGATTCCAAAGAAGGATTTAAGTATGATGGGTTTGATTACTTGAATAAAAGGAGATAATATGATAGAACAATTAAGATTAATCGAGATAGAACTATTCTCATATTGCAACAGAAAATGTCATTGGTGCCCAAATAGGGATATTGATAGAACTGGATATAAAGAATTAGAAAATGATATATTTTATAAATTATTAAAGGAAATTAAGGCGTCGGGATATTCAAATCCTATAACGTTTTCAAGATATAATGAACCTATGTCATATATTGACGTGTTCAAAGAAAAATTAATTGAAATCAGAAAGATACTTCCTAATAAATTAATCACAAATACTAATGGTGATTTTATAACTAAAGAGAATTTAGAAGGATTGTTAATAGACGAGTTAACAATTATGGATTATGATAATGACGGAATTGATTATTGTAAAGAAAAATTAATCAAAGCTGGTGCTACTGTAGACAAAGTTGTTAAAAATTATATTTATGCACATAAAGATGATATGAAAATATTGTATTATACAAATTGGGATAAATATAGAAATATTACAGACAGAGGCGGAGTGTTAACAGAGTATTCTGCTGATGTTAGAACTACACCATGCTACGAACCTACATATTTCGTTGGCATCAATTACGATGGAACGGTAAGTCCATGTTGTAATATTAGAAATGACGTAGATAAACTAAAACCCTATATTATTGGTGATTTACATGACAGCTCTTTAGAGGGAATACTTACAGATAAAAAAGTTATTTTATTTAGAGAAAATTGCGCAAATGGAGTGTTTGGGGAAGATTCACCTTGTCATAAATGCGGTAATTGTGGTGGTAGATATACGAGTGGAAAGGTTGGTATTGATTATGAATAAAAAAATAGGAATTTTTGTTCCGGCAAGATTAGATAGTAAAAGATTGCCAAATAAACAAATTTTACCAATCGGCGATACATGCATGTTTGATATCTGTTGTCAGAAACTTGAATATTTATCCAAATTTGTTAATACTTATGTGCTAATAAATGATGATGAATTGATTGATATTGCAAGCAAATATCCAAATGTTAAAACAATAATTAGAGATAAAGATACCTGTTATGCTGAAACGCCACTGGTTTATATTTTTAAAGACGTTTTGGATGTAGAAGAAGATTATTTGATGTTTTTAAATCCATGTCTAATATTTTTATCGGTTGAAACCATATTGAAAAAAATAGAAGAATTTGATAATTCCGATAAAGAATATGGAACCAGTGCAAAAATATTACAAAATTGGATTATGGATGAAAATTTCAATGTTGTAAATCATATAGACTATGATAAGCTTACGACAAAAGAAATAACTCCTTGGTATCAAACTGCTCATTGTTTCCACGTATTTAATAAAAATAAATTTAAAGAAGATGGTTTAATGCTCAAAGATGGATTTTTGCCACTTATTATTCCGAAAGAAGAGACGGTGGATATTGATACATTTGATGAATATGAATATGCTAAATGGCTTTATGAAAGGAATGTATAATGAAAGTGGTTTGCGATATTGACGGAACAATTTGTAGTCAAGAGAAAGATTATCGTGATGCAAAGCCGTTTAAGGATAGAATTAATCATATAAATGATTTATATGGCGCAGGAAATACTATAGTGTTTTTTACAGCAAGAGGTTATGAAACAGGAATAGATTGGGAATATATTACAAAGAGGCAACTAAAGGATTGGGGTGTTAAGTATGACCAGTTAATTATGGGTAAACCATCCGCCGATATTTATATCGACGACAGAAGTGTAAAAGATACTTATTTAGATTAGAATGAAAGGAATTAGTTATGATTTTTGTAGGGGATATTGGAATCAACCATAATGGCGATATTAACATTGCCAAAGAAATAATTATTAAAGCCAAAGAATGTGGGGTTGATGTAGTTAAATTTCAAAAAAGAAATCCTGATGTTTGTGTTCCAGAAAACCAAAAACATGTAGTTAAAAACACTATTTTTGGTGAAATGGAATATATTAAATATAAACATCTGATTGAATTTGGAAAAGAAGAATATGATCAGATAGACGCATTATGTAAGGAAATTGGCATTAAATGGTCTGCTTCTGTATGGGATATTGACAGTTTAGAATTTATTACACAATATGATATTCCGTTTATTAAAATACCAAGTGCATGTATAACAAATGTAGAATTATTGACAAAGGTAAAATCTTATGGGTTGCCAGTAATTATTGGAACGGGCATGAGCACTTTTGAAGAGATTAATAATGCCGTAGAATTGCTTAATGACGTTGAATTATCTATATTGCATTGCAATAGCTCTTACCCCACAAAATTAGAAGAATCTGATTTGAATATGATAAAGACTTTGGGCAAACTATATCCGTTTAATGCAATAGGTTATAGTGGGCATGAAGATGGGTATTTACAGACAATTATAGCTAAATCATTGGGTTCTAAAATTATCGAAAGACATATTACTTTGGATAGGAATATGCAAGGAACTGATCAAAAAAGTAGTTTAGATATTGATGATTTAAATAAATTAATTCCAATTTTAAATAATATAGAAATTGCATTAGGCAATGATTATAAAAAAGTCTATGCAAGTGAGGAGATAGTTAAATCAAAATTGCGTTATTAGGAGGTGATATTTTGTGGCTATAACTTTTCCATATACGATTAATTTTGGAGCTTATGGCACACTAAGTTCTGTATATTCATGGTATGTAATGTATTATCAATATCCAACGAACACTTCTACGATAACAAGTAATGCTACAGCTACTCTGAAAACGCCAATAATAAGTGGTGATACTTGCATATTACCAATAACAATTAGTAACTCAGATGTAATAAATAGAACGGGAACAAGTGGCTATACTGCTCCGAATTTTACATATACGTCTACGCCAACATTTAAATTAAATAATGTAACTCTTGGAAGTAGCATACAGTTATATTCAGCATCAAATACTACCATATTGGGAGCGAAAGGCGATGGCACTACAAGCACGTTCACATTGGCTACAACACAAACCATTAATGTTAATATGCCAGTTGCATGGCTTGATGACACGTTAACCGTGAGTGTGTCAGATGTTGTAACCATTGTGACAACGTCTGTAACGCAAACAAATGCCAAAACAAGTGCCTCATTTACACTTCCTATTTCACAGCAAACCATTAGTTTTACTGTGAATTGGACAGATGATAGTTTAAATGCATATAATACCAGACCAAATTCTGATGAATATGTAATTTATAAAAATGGTTCAGTGTTTAAAAATATATCAATAACTGGATCAAATACGGCTACATGGATTTCTTCATATAATGCATTTTTGTTCAACACAGATGTTATAACTATAACAAGCACGAGTAATTTGTTGAATTATACTAACACATTAACAGTTAATGGATATGTTGCAAGTATGACACATCAATTGCAAACGGTCTCGCATTCTTCAAATACAATCACGTGGGTTGATGATAGTAATATATATGGGTATAGACCAGCAAGTTTTTATGTTCAATTATATAGAAACTATAAGGTATTTTTAGAGGAGGAAACAACAACAGGTCTGCATAATTGGACATTATTGCCAAAAAAAGATATTAATGGCGTGGATTATAAATATTTCTTTACTTATAATATAGGCGATAAGTATAGGGTTAAGGATTTGCAATATGCAGTGTTGTGTGGAAAACTACATTTTGAGGATACTATATATAGTAATCTAAAATTAAACGATAACAATTTTGATATATATTTAGGTGGAACAATTATAAATACTACAACAGATTGGATGATGGTAAAAGATGGCATAATCAAATATTATAAAGATTATAAATGGGATGACGCACAACCTTGGAATGATGATTATACATATACAGAATTTAATTTTACACCATCGGTATTATAATAATTTCTTATATAACAAAGGAGGATATAAATATGGCAGATTTTATAGCTAATGGCGAAAATGCCGGTGCTATTAGAACAAAATTAAACGACTTAAAAACGCTTGTTGATACAATAGATACAAGAACATTTAATGATACAAAAATCTTATTATCAAGTGACGTTAAAACGCTTTATGGTATAGACGGTGCAACAGCAACAGTAAATGACTTATTAAAAAAGAATATAAATCTTTCATCATATATAGCATTTTGCACGGCGGCTAATACAAATGGCTTAGATGCTGCTTTTGGTAAGGGCAATGTTAATAGAGTGGGGCTTATAGGGCTACAGCTCGCGATGTATGCGTGGTTCAAAGGAACTAGCTCTTCGACTTCACCATTCACAAATTTAATAAAATGTAATACGTTTTATGACTGTGTGGCCGGTGCATTATCCGAAATGACCAGTAATACATATATTAACTCATTAATAACCAGTAGCACATGGGCATCTGCAAATATGTTAAACTCGACAACTATTACAAATATGTTTAAAGACTATAATACAATGACAAATGTGGTAAGTAATGCAACTATGGTTGATACGATAAGAAATACTTATTCATCAACAATAAATGGATTTAGACATGTATATACAACACCCGGAACGGCTACATTTACAGTTCCTACTGGTATAACATGTATAACCGTCTGTTTGATTGGTGCCGGAGAAAATGCCGGTCGAGGTCAGGGATATTATGGTGGAAGAGGTGGTGCGTATACACAATACGCCCTATCAGTAACACCAGGGCAATCAATAAGTTATACAGTTCCAGCTGGCAATGGTGCAGCAGCTACATTTGGTGCACTTTCGTCTGTTGGTGGCGAACAATCGACCACAGGAACAGAAGATGCTTCTGGTGGATATGGTGATACTGGCGGAACGCCAACGCAAAGCGGTAAATTTATCAAAGTAAGCTCTGGTGGCACACCGACCGTGTATTATTCTGGTGGTGGTGGTGGCTACGGTGGAGGAAATGGCACATCTGGTGCTACAAATCCAAGTTATCCTACTGAAATCCCCGGCACGGGTGGAACTGGAAGTCAAGATATAGGAACTGGCGGTGGAGGTTCTTGTGGAGAAGGAACTGGTGCATCTTCTGCAGGTGGTGGCGGTGGCTACGGCGGCGGTGGTGGAATGAATAGTGGTGCTGGTGGACAAGGAGCTATAGTTTTATATTATGTTGCATAAAAAAGAATACTTAGATAAATTATATAATTATTACTATATGTTAATATTATATAAAATGATAAATGAACACGGCTTTTCCTATGAATTTAAAGATGTTTATGAAAAATTTTATAGTAGTTCAGATTATAGATTTAATGAATATGGATGTGATTTAATAAACCCGTATTTAAAAAAATATAGGTCTAAAGAAATAGAATTAGGAAAAGATATTTTGAAAAACGGTATGTATACGCCGTTTTTCATAAGTAATAGCGAACATCCATATATGTTCATGGGAAAACACAGATTATATAGCTTGAAGCTATGTAATAAAGAAAATAGATTGGATAAAAAGTTTATATTTGTAAAATCTCCATACAGCACAGAAAAATATGTATATTGGAAAAAAAAGATGTTAGATATGAATAGGATTAATAATTTTATAGATTTCATTTCATATAAAAACATGGATGAAATATATTTTGATAGAAAACTATCTGAATTTGAATTGATACTTGAATTAGACCATTTAGGTGCATATATTAGTCATAACATATATTTTCTATCAGAAGAATTAGGGGAAGAGAATTGTATAATTAAACCAAATCCAATATTGCAAGATGAAAAGTTGTTTAGTGATTTTATAAATAACCCGTTCAAGGAGGTTTTAATAGATGGATAATACACAATGGGGTCAAACCCTTGCTTTATTAAAAGAAAAAGAAGAAAAGATAGAGCTATTAACAAAGCAAAATGAGGAACTTAGAGAACAAGCAGAATATATTTCGACAATTCTCGATACGATGGTGGAAACACAATAAAAGGAGGTGTATTAATATGGATTATTCTAATGACGTAATTGCTAGATATTTAGCATATAGAGTTGTGCAATATTTAATAGATAACAACGTAGGAATGACCTATGAAAAGGCTATCACAAGCACCAAGACAACTAAAGAGGCAATAGATTACTGGCTTGTTATATTAAAAGAAAAGGCAGGCATTAAAATAACTTCTATTGATAATAAGATAGGAGATGTGATTCAATAATGCTGATTAAAGACTTAGACATAATAGAAATTGGATTATCTTCAAATTGTAATAACAAGTGCAGCTGGTGCCTACACTTTACTGAAAATAGGAATGTCAATAAATTACTTGATGATAGTGTTTTTGATAATCTGATTAAAGAATTGAAAGATAGCGAGTTTAAAGGTGTTATAAAGCTAAATAGACTTAATGAACCAATGATAGAAATTGATAATTTAAGAAGTAAGGCGCAAAAAATAAAAGAAATTATGCCAGATAATAAAGTTGTGTTATATACAAATGGGGATTTTATAAATAATTCTACGCTAGTTAATCTTAATGTTGATTCAGTTTATATTTACGATTATGATAATTTGGGATTCGATTATTTTATTGATCTGTATCAATATCTTGGAATGTCGATAATAGACCAAGATGATAGATATGTGTATGGAATGTATAATGGCGTAGAAATCGTTACATTATTAAATTGGCAAAGAAACTATATTTTATTTCATAAAAAAGTAGAATTGAATGAAATATTAGAAGAAAAAATAGGATTTATTAACTCTAAAACTGGTATGGGTGTTAATTATGACGGTACAGTTTCTACTGATTGCAGATTAGATTGCACACAAGGACTAAAATTAAATACAATAATTGGTGATTTAAGTAAAAATACGTTATCAGATATTATATCTACCATATAGTTATAAAAGAAAGCGTGGTTAAAAATGACGAATCAAGAAGTTATAAAACAACAGAATGATTATTGTAATGTTACCGGATGGAACACTTCCAAATTTACCGGAAAAGGCGTTGTTATCATGAATTGCGAAGGAAATAGCACGCATGGACAACAAACTAAGCAGCGTATTCTTGATGCCGCACCGGATGCTACGGTTATCAATGCAAGCATAGGAACGCTTACAAGTGGTGGTGATATATATAAGTATGATGTATACTATAATAATATATCATATTCACTTGAAGATTTTATAGTAAAATATAAAGTAAAAATATTGACACAGTCAAATCATGGCGGCACAGAAGAAAATACATGGTATTCACAAGAATTAAATGCGCTAAAGAAAAAATATAATCTTATATTTTTAAATTTATCTGGTAATGTTGGTGAAACATGTAATGGCGCATTTCCATCAGATGTTGCCATATGGATTGGCGCATGTAGTTTAATAAAAGGCTCTCCACAATATGTTAAGCAATTTTGCAATGGAACCGCTAAAGAATTTACAGATTTCATGGGATGGAATTGGGGAACGTCTTTTTCAACACCATATTTTGCTGGTAAATGTGCATTGTTAATTCAAAGATACGGCGATTTGACACAGGATGAAGTATTTGAATACTTAAAAATGATTTGTATGGATTTGGAAACAGTGGGAATGGATATATATACAGGATATGGGCTTCCAATTCTTCCATCCACAGACAAGAAATATACTACTATGCAAATTGGTAATAATAATTATTTCGTAGATGGTGCGAAGTTTACTATGGATACTACGCCTGTAAATCTTAATGGCAACACATTAGTTCCACTAAGAACTCTTTGTGATATTTTAGGTGCAACAATTAAAACACCGGCGTATAATGCGGACAAATCTATGCATATTGAAATCACAAAAGGTAATATAGTGATTGTTTTAAATACTGGTTCTAAATTAGCAAAAGTGAATGGACAAGACTATACGTTAAATGAAGCACCGTTAATTGATAAGAATAATCGCACATTAATTCCTTTAAGATTTGTTAGCGAGGTTCTAAATTGTAAAGTAGGTTGGGTGCAATCATTACAAAAGGTATTAATATTGGAAAAATAATTATATTTATTCAATTTTGTTTATAGAAGAAGAAGGGAGTGATATAAAATGGGTAGTAATAATAGAGAGAAAGTTATTACTTTTCAAAACGCATCAACTGTTATTGGTAATGGTGCCGAATTAATTGTAAACAAAAATAATATGTTAATGAATATTGATTTTTCTGGCACATCAACATCTTTTGACACAATTTTTGAGGTATTGGTTTTCCCAGACGGAGTTTGGAAGGCTGTTAGATGTGCAAATTTGACAACATTAGCTATGAATACAAACTGCACAGCCAATGATACAATGTGGCAAATGAGTTTAGAGGGCATTAGTAAAGCAAGAGTAAGAATAATTAGTATTGCTAATGGCGATTTAACCATAAGGGGCGCCATAGTTGATTAGGTATAGCCAAAATATTTGTATCAAAGTGTTTATGAATTATTGTAGAATAGTTATTATTTAAATAATTTTATAATAAGGAGTTGATTAATTTTGGCTATAGATTTAATCGCAAGAGGAATGGCTATGGATATAGCCTCAACCACATTTTCGCCCGTATCAGAAGCAGAATTTAATACTGGCGTATTATTGAAATCATATAAAACTACTCCAGTTCAATATGACTGGAGATTAGTTGAGAATACGACCAATCATAAATTGGATTATGAGATTTACGATATGGCGGCTACGGATCAGCCACTAACGTGGAATTTTGTTTCACAAATAGGATCGTTAACTACAGATGATTTTATAATAAATAAATCATCCGGTGGACTATTTTTCCAATCACCATATGATAATAAAAGATATGATCTTACGCGTATAACAAGTGATTTAAAAGGTCTTATATTAGGAAATATGGATGGGAACATAGCATTGGCTGGAAATAAGTCAGCAAGACTCGTTACGCCATTTAGCAACACCGCCGTAACATATATTCCACCAAATGACAACAATACATTTAGAGAATATGACGAAATGCATTACGATAGACGAACAACCATTAACTTTGTAAATGAAACATTTTCATTTGAATTAGAAGAGGAACCTCCTACGAATACCATTTGCAGAGTTGCGATCGAATTATTATTAGAAGATGGAAGTTCTTATATGTTGGTTGAAAATGTATCACTATCTGGATATATTGGCGCTTTAAATAATCCTTCGGCAAATACGTCGTTACTATGTCATTCTGGAT